ATTGTTATCTGGATCACAATATACTTTGTCTAGATTCGATAATTTTTTTTCTGATTCTGGTGGTTCAATACAGCAAATTGTTTCTTCTCCTCTAAGAGGGTCATTCCATTTTACATTTGTTTCAGTAATATTATTGAGTGTAACAGATGTTACTGTACCTTTATCTTCAGCGATTTTCCCTACTGGACAATTTTCACAGTGAAAAAATTCGGGGCCTTCTGGATATATATCGGTTCTATCGACTGAAATAATTTCACCAGTTTCCCTGTTAATATCTTCAGCAGTGTTAGGGACTTTAACTACACGTTGATTGATATTACAAGGAGGGGGCATACAACGGAATCCATCTTCACATATTTCTTGATGTTTCATTCCACTACCTGTTTGTATAGTTTCACTTGAAGGATTTGCTAAATGTACAGTAGAATTCCAATATTCACAAGAATCATTTCTATTATCTGAAGATCTATCTTGCCAAGTACATTGAAAATATCCAGCATATCCATTACCTTTATCTGTATTTGATGGACAATTTGACCCGTCGGGTTTTCCTCCCCAAAATGCATATCTCCCACCACTTGTTATATTATGTGGGTCAGAACCCCTTGTTCCTTCACATAAAGCCCTGTCAGCATCACCAGTATGGTTTATATCATTCCTTAAGTCAGATAAATTACAATGGATATCATTTACGTATTCCCCTTGACATCTTCTAATTTGTCCAGATCCATCGGTAATATGTGGATATACCATAATTATATTAATATATATAATATTAATATAAAAAAATGGATAAATATAATAATTGTATTCAATGTGATCATATTATTAATGACCTTACTAATGATATTCAAGAGAAAGAATTCATAATAAAAAGATTAGAAAAAGAATTAAAAGAAAAAAAGATTATTATTGATGATTTGGAAAAAATAAAAAATATCAATGAAAATATAATAAAAAGATATGAAGGGAAAATTGATATTATTGAATTTAATTTAGAATGAACCATCGGTAAAGTTTAACGGTGTACATTCTTCTATATTTTTAGTTGGGGCATATATTCCTTGAGCTACAAGTAATGCTGTACTTCCCCCAACAACTAATAGAGTTATTATCCATCCTAAAAATACTTTCCAAGCAATTTTCCAATTAATTCCTGAACATTTTTTTATATCTTCTAATGCAGCAACCCCCAATGTCGCACCTACTTGACAATGTGTTGTTGATAATGGAATACCTAAACGACTACCTATAATAATTATTGTTGCTGATCCTAATTCTATAGAGAATCCACGACTTGGTGTAATACAACATAATTTTACACCTATAGCCCTAATAATTTTATAACCATAGATAAGTAAACCGAGAGATATCCCAACCCCCCCCATACCTAGAATAGCATATGCATACTCATCCATATCTACTTTCTTCTGTAATTCTCCATCATTCATATAGATACTTACGATTGCTGCATAAGGTCCAATAGCATTTGCTACATCATTTGCCCCATGGCTGAATGAATCACATATAGCAGTAAATACTTGGAGGTATTTAAAACTTTCTTCAGTTTTATTATCAAAAATTTCAGAATTATCGTGAATTTCTTTTACTTCATTTATTTTTACTTTATCTATATCATAATTAATATTATCCTTGATATTATATATACATCTAGAACATTTATTTTCCTTTTGCCCTTCATTTGCTTCTATATTTATTTGCATTTGTTCAACCGTTTCTTCATTCTGTTGGAATCTTCTGTTGACTGATGCTTTCATACGAGGTATAAATGGTATAATAGATAGACCAGTTAATAAACCAGTACCAGATGCTATTAATAGAGAAGCTACAGCAGAAAAGTCATCAAGTCCGATTCCTTTCCCCCCCTTATAGATAATAAAAAATGTATTAAGTGATATTGTTAAACCTACAAATATAGGGAATATTTTATATGAATTATTGAAACTATTTTCCCTCCTTAAGACTGTTAAACGGGTTATATAAAAAATGAATGATGATATTAATGCAGAGAAAAAAGGAGAAAGAAACCAAGAAATAATAATTCCGGAAACACCGCCTATCCACGGAAAAGATTCTGTTTCTTTATACCAAATTACACAATTTTTACCCCCTGTAACCATTGTCATACCAATCATTCCACCAACACACGAATGAGTCGTTGATACCGGCATTTCTAAATAGGAAGCAATGAATAACCAGGCACCAACCGAAATAAGAACACAAAAACAACCATACATTAATAATTCAGGATCCTCTTCAAAACATTCATAATCTGCAATACCTTTACGTATTGTTTTTGTAACGTGAGATCCCATAAGTATTGCCCCTGTAAATTCAAATATACTAGCAATTACTATTGCACCCTTTACAGTTAATGCCTTTGACCCGATTGATGTAGCAAAAGCATTTCCGACATCATTTGCCCCTATTCCCATTGCTGAAATAAAAGAAGTAATCCCTCCTCCAATAACTAACCACAAATAATCCATCATTTTATTGATATCTATAAAAAAATATTTTTAAATATTATTTTTTTTTAATTTCTACTTTCTTAATTACACCTACAGCAACTGTTTGCCTCATGTCTCGCACAGCAAATCTCCCTAGTGGTGGATATTCAGTAAAAGTTTCAACACACATTGGTTTACTAGGTTCAAGTTTAACGATTGAAGCATCTCCATTCTTAATATACTTAGGGTTTTCCTCCATAACTTTCCCTGTCCTTCTATCAATTTTTTGTGTAATATCCTTAAATTTACAAGCAATATGTGCTGTATGACAATCTAATACAGGGGCATAACCATTTGATATTTGACCGGGGTGATTCATAACAATTACTTGTGAAGTAAAATATTCCGTCTCAGATGCTGGATGGTCTTTATTATTGCTAGCAACATATCCTCTTTTAATATCTTTTACAGAAACATTCTTAATATTAAAACCAACATTATCGCCTGGTAATGCTTGTTCAAGTTTTTCGTGGTGCATTTCAACATCCTTACATTCTGTAACGATTTCACTTGGAGCGAATTTAATAGATGTACCCGGTTTTAGTACACCGGTTTCAACCCGTCCAACTGGTACTGTACCTACACCACCTATTTTATATACGTCTTGTAAAGGTAGGCGTAGTGGTTTATCAACTGGTCTCTTAGGCGGTTTAATATTATCAAGTGCTTCTAATAAGGTTGGTCCTTTATACCATTTCATATTATCACCACTTTCAATCATATTATCCCCGTGCCAGCCGGAAATTGGTACAAATGGAATATTAGCTGGTTTGTATCCAACCTTCTTAAGGAAGTTAGAAACTTCCCCTTTAATTTCTTCATAACGGTCTTTACTATAAGGTGGGGAAGTTGAATCCATTTTATTAGTAGCAACAATCATTTGTTTAACTCCAAGTGTATATGCTAGCAATGCGTGTTCACGAGTTTGTCCATTTTTTGAAATTCCAGCCTCAAATTCTCCAGTAGGTGAAGCAATGACTAGAACAGCAACATCTGCCTGGGATGTACCTGTAATCATATTTTTGATAAAATCTCTATGTCCTGGAGCATCAATAATTGTAAAATAATATTTACTTGTCTCAAATTTCCATAGGGCGATATCAATTGTAATCCCTCTTTCTCTTTCAGCTTTTAGTTTATCAAGTACCCAGGCATATTTAAAGGAACTTTTTCCCATTTCACTTGCTTCTTTTTCAAACTTTTCAATTACTCTTTTATCAATTCCTCCACATTTATATATTAAGTGACCAGTTGTTGTAGATTTTCCTGCATCAACATGTCCAATAACGACTATATTTACGTGTTTTTTTTCTTTACCCATTAGTTATTTTTATATTCAAAGCGTTAATTTTTTAAATATTTAAACATATCAATACTATGATTGATATTATTCCATTCAATAAATTACAGAAATTTAAAAGATTTTTAAAAAGGGATAAAAATAATAATGAGAAGAAAGATATTACTACATTTGAGAGTATAATGTTAAGCAAATTTATTATCTATGAAAGATTATATGGATAAGAATAAATTGTACATTTTAACATTTATTATAACAGGGGTTTGGGATATTTTATTGAGATTATTATCAGAGAATTATGATAGATTACCTAACTATATGAAATATGATTTTGTAAGGTATTTAATTCCGTATTTTAAGAAGCATACGCTTCTATCTGCGGCTTTAATTGCGGGTTTCATTGGTGCTACAACACAGGTGATTATTGTAAATATATTAAAATTTCCAAAGGATCTAAAAAATATGAATATGATAATAAACTTCTTGTTACTCTCGTTTATTATTAGTGCCCTCTATGGTTTTTTAATGAAAGGAAGTAAATTATTTCCACATTTAGAAGATACATATTATAAGGATTTAGGTACTTTCCGTAGTATGTATCACGATGGTATATCTGGATTAATTGTACAATTAACTATACTAGGTTTATTATCTTTTAATAAAAATATAATTTAATACTATATGGAAAGTATTGAAGAAAGGCTTAGTAAAATAGAAGAAAAAATAGAAATAATTCTAGATCTCCTACAAAAAGATGTAAAGCCAAATTGTGATAAGATGGGTAACCATATAAGTTTTGTTGAGGGTGTTTATGATAATGTTAAGAGTCCTTTAGATTTTATTTGTAATAAGGTAAATAATATCCGAGGTATTGAGACTAATAATTTCCATATCGAAGATAAAAGTAAGATGTATTATTAATTATAGTAACTCTTATAACATTTCAAATACATTATATAGTTTTTCCGATTATTAAGATTAAGAGTACGGACACAATAACAATATTCTCTTCCGCAGAATGGATATTTTTTAAATTTTTTAAAATAATTATTTTTCTTTAATAAAATATATTTGAATATATTTATCATAGTTATATAGTTATATAGTTATTTAGTTATTTAAATACTATTTAAAATCAAAGTAATATTATTCAATAAATGGATAAAAATAAAGTTATAAATAGTATTATAAATTATTTCTCAAATCACCCAAATCAAACAAAGAATCCTCAATCTTATTGTAAACATGCTGGATTCGCAGTATACAATAGCTTTCAATTAGTAATTGCTGGATTTATTGGAATGTTTCATGGTATTTTCCCTTTTTGTTTTCCTTTCTATACTTCAACTGTTGTTGTACAATCTTTTAAAGGTTTAATAGAGTCTGAAAGGCATAATAATGAAGTGCTTGATATTCTCCGAGGAGGTATTAAAGATAAAAAAATATATGAAGTTGAACATGATAATAAAGCGCCTGGACATAATAATGTGAAAAATTTAAGAATTACAATAAAAGTTGATACTATTTAAAATATTAAATCAGTAATTTATATATGACAATTATACTAGATGGTAAAAAACTTTCTCAAAAAATAGAAAATGAATTAGAATCTCGTATAAAAAAGTTAAATGAAAAAAATATAAAACCTTCTTTATCCGTTATTTTAATTGGGAATAATATAGAGAGTAAAACCTATGTTTCAATGAAACAAAAAAGTTGTAACCGTTTGGGTATTCAAAATAATATTATATCTTTTCCGGATGATATTAAAGAAGAAGAAGTTGTTCAAAAAATCAAGGATTTAAATAATAATTCTATGGTTCATGGTATATTAGTCCAACTTCCTTTACCCAAACATTTAGATAATATACGTATTATAAATACAATAGCGGAGGGAAAAGATGTAGATGGTATTACTACAATTAATTCGGGGAGAGTATTCCAAAATGATAATATTTATTTTACTCCTTGTACACCTGAAGGATGTATTAAGTTGTTAGAATATTATGATATAGAAATAAATGGTAAAAATATAACAATTATTGGTTCAAGTAACTTAGTTGGTTTACCGTTATCAGTTATGTTATTACATCGTGGAGCTACTGTAACTATTTGTAATATAAATACAAGAGATATAAAAGAACATATTAACCATTCGGATATATTAATAACTTGTTGTGGTGTACCACAACTAATAAAAAAAGAGTGGATAAAAAAGGGAACGGTTATTATTGATATAGGTATCAATAAAATTATTGATAAAAGTAAAGAAAAGGGTTATAGTTTAGTTGGAGATGTTGATTTTGAAGGTGTTAAAGAAAAAGCTAGTCACATTACACCTGTACCAGGTGGTATTGGACCAATGACAGTTGCTATATTAATGGAACATATTATTCAATCGTGTGAGATGAGTTCTTATGTATCCAGAATATAAAAATAAAATAATATAATATAATATAATATGAGTGCACATTTTATACCATTTATTCCCGATATGAGATTGAGAGATGAAATTTCTGATTATATATATGAAGGTAATATTACTGGAATTCAGGGAGTATTAACGGAAGCTGCAGCTCCAAAGATGGTTATTTTACCAATGTCAAATGTGGGGAATTTATCTATACCTAATGACGAGGATATTATTGATTCGTACTATCCATTTGCGAAAGTAGTAAGCCGTCATTTATCAAAGATTATATTTGATAGAAATTGGATAGATCCTGATGATATAAGTATTTATTCTGCTAATACAGGATACTATTATATGCCGGATGAAAGAATAGGTACACCTGAAATACGTTTTTTTTATTATATGGTCCGTGGAACTAATTTTTATGACAATTGGGATGATAATTCCGGGTCTGAGTCTGATCTAACATTAACTACTGTTGATACTCCAAGAACATCTACATCAACTCCTCGTACTAGAAGCAATTCTATTCCTAGTGATTGGAGCAGTAGTACAGTCCCGTTTCCATCTCCTGGTACTATCCCTCAGCCACCGTCTCATCCCCCCCCTACGGCCCGCCAGCTTGCCTTCCTTCATCACCATGGTATTCCTTCATCTGACACAGATGAAGGGGACTCAGATACTCCTGGCGCAAGGAGGGCGAGTGTGACTTCCGGAAGAGAGGAGAGAATGTCCGCGGTCCGTAGGCTGTTCGATTCGGAACCGGAACCAGAACCAGAAAGTCCTCGTAATGTAGCCCGTACTCTATTTGGAGGTAAAAAGAAACGAAAGAAAACGAAGAAACGAAAGAAAACGAAGAAACGAAAGAAAACGAAGAAACGAAAGAAAGTGGCAAAAACAAAAAAAAGAAGTACAAAGAAGTCAAAGTCACGGAGATAATATTAATTTATAGCTTTGGAGTATTAAAATATATTTCTGGTCCATTAATTGATTCACTATAAGTATAATTTCTTGGATAACCATAGTTACAGTAATCCATTTCTTTCCATATTTTTTCCCAATCAATTGTTGGAGAAATATATGTTTCAGGTGGACACCAAAATGTTTCAGACCAATCTCTATCTACCTTGTAGATACCGTATGTATCTAACATTGAATTATAGAATGTGACAAAATTATACGTTTTGTATTGAATAAATGCTCCATTCTTAGGATTCAGGGGTTGAATTGATAGATGGGGTGTTAGATCTTGAATAAACATTTTAAATTAATTTATTTTTTTTCAATTCCTCTACAATTGGTAATCAAATTTTCAATTAGATATTATCTTTGATAATTTTATTATATTTATAATATTAATATACACGGCAAAAATGAAACGTGATAGTTTAAAAAAAATTAAAAGGAGAGGGGGGGCTAGGACTCGAAAAAAGAAGAATAAAAAAAAATCAAAAAAAAGACCACAAAAAGAATCAAAAGTCACTCTCGATGATTATGATAAATTACAAGAAGTTATGTTAAAAAAAAGTGAAGCACTACCAAAAAAATTAGAGAAAGTAAATATTTTTGATAATTATGAAATCACAAAAAAAGTCTTTGGAAAATATATGCATGGTTCCGATTGGCAAACAGAACAGGAACTAGAGGATGAAGAAGAACAACTACTCTATAAATTAGATCAATTAAAAACAAAAAAATTAGATAGGACGACTCATAAAGAATTATTACCACAAATCGAAGAAGATATAAAAGATTATGAAAATAAAATTGATACCCTTCATAAAAAAGAACTATTCTATAAAGATGATAATGAACTAGATATATCCTTGTGTAATAAGGTTAAACAAATCGCCCTGGCAGATCCACAATTATATCATGATAGACAATTTAAAGATACATATATAACACCGTGTAGTGATAATAAATTATTAACTGAAATTTATATTTACACATTTTATACAACTCCACCGCGTTTAAAAGACTACTTTCTTGAATGGAGCAATAAAGACGGGGAGCTCAGACAGGATGGTGGAATTATAACATACCCTTTTACAATAGAAAAAATATTGAATAAAGTACCAGATAAATATTTATCAGAATGGGCAAAAATTGATATTAATATACTTATAACAAGAAAATTAAAAATACCAGATAACCTAAAACGCTTGTCGAATTACTTTAGACAGAATAATAATTTAGAAGACTTCTTAGATAAAGTGGAAGATCATCTAACAAAAGTGGTCCATGTTGATGATATGCAAATGGATGCATTGAGGGAAACCCCAAGTGATGGACGCGGTCAAGGCTGGGATCCAGACTATTGGCGTTCTGTAGATTATTTTATAGCGGAAGGCGGATATATAGGTTGGACAAAGGATAAACTGATAGAGAAACAACAAGAATATTACATTCCCGGTGTCGACGCGTATGAAGCAACTTGGTTAACAATAGATCCGGATATGTCTCGTGCTGAATTATTAATGAGAAATAGACAATTACATCATCCAGATTTTAATATTGAAAAAACAAAAAGATATTTAATATTATTACTCATGGGATTAGTTCAAAATGAGTACTTTAAACCAGATAGTCATGAGATTTTAAGTTATATCGTTAATGATATGGAAACTATAATCGAAGAAAATTTAGGTATAGAGGCACCAACGTTCTGGTCCCATTTGCTACCCCTTCATTTTGATGAATCAGAATATAAGAAGATGCTTGAAGGCATCTTAGAATATGAACCACCATTAAAAGATTCAAGGGCTAAAGAATTATATCTTAAAAAAAAACAATCTTTTCAAATCTATAAAGAATATTATGAATTATATGAATATTTCAAAAATAAATGATTATCGATTAATTGAATTATAAGTTTCGGTTGAATGGAAGTCTATTTTATCATTTACTAATGATAAATATTTATTTTTTAGATATCTTTTTTGAGAATAGTTACCTTTGTTATAACAATATTTAACTAATTCATTTACACCATGTACTATTTGATTTGGTAATTCATTACCATTCCAAGTATTCCATTTATTTACATATTGATCTGTTAATGAATTCTGTGGTATTGATTCACATTTTAATTCATTAAATGTTTTTTGGATTAATCCTTTTTTTTGTTTTGCTTTATATAATGACCAAGCCCCAAGACACATACAATGGTTTTTTCCATTTCTTTCTAATGACCAATCACTTTGCCCTGTATGACTAGAAAACTCTTTTGTATTGTTATTAACATCAAAACATATTTGATGTACTCCTCCATCTAATTCACTACAAAAACCATTGCTATCCCAAGACCCATTTAAATCTTCATTATCTGCTCTACATTTTTTTAATGGTTCTCCATAGATATTTAATATTGAATTATGTGTTCCTTCACTATTTTCCATTCTTTCTATCAACGGACAATTAAATCTATCAGGTACTGGTGGTATACTATTATCATTTTCACCTACTAAACTCAACAATACAAAAATATCACCCATCCCTCCCTTTAATTCATCTGGATTTTGACAAATCCTTTCTTTACAAAAATTATCTGCATCAACATTATGTATTGACGGGTCATATTTTACTGGTTGTTCTTCCATTTCGTTAATACCATATAGAACACCTATAATTAGTCTTCCTGAATTAGTACGTATCCCATTGTTAGTTAAACCATTTTGACATTTAAATGCTGTAACTTCTGAAGGAATTTTATCTTTATATAAACAAGGATCTTTAATAGTAATTACAAAATGCGGATAATCTCCATCTGAAAGCTGAACCGTATGTCTTTCAACTTTTGTATATCTCATTATATCACAGTTACACGGGACACAACAACGATAATATTTACCAAACCATTTCCCCCCACTTAAATCTTCAAGTACAACGCGGTTTGAGATTTTACCACCGGAACGGTTTGGAGAAACAATTGATCCACTTACACCACAATAAAATTGATTATATAATTTAAAATGTTCTTTATCTAAATCCATAGAATTTACAATATATTCATAGAACATTGGTCCTCCAGAATTACGTCCCCCATTTGGAAAAATATTTTTATAATCTTCAGATAAAAATCTATCAAATAATTCTTTTTTTTTTGTTTGAGTAAAACCCTCAACATTATCTATTTTGAATAAAAAGAAAATCAGTAATAAAAATAAAAAAATATTAATATGTACTTTCTTTAATTTAAACTTTTTTGCCATTTATATTTATTTATATTTTCTTTATGATATAAAGATTGTGCCATTTATAATTACTTCTTCCTTTATTGAAATGGTTTTATCGTTATATTTAAACGGATTATATCCCTATAACCTATCTTATTATTTTTACTAAATACGGGTGATATATAATGCCATAAGTTTTTATCGTTTTGATAGATACCTTCGTTTTCTTTTAAGATAAAATCATCAATTTTTATTTTATTATTATTATAAATTGTACTTTTACCTCCGATAATATTTTCCTTATTTAATACAAAGTCTGAGATAATATAATCTGCTCCATTCTTATGTATTCCCTTTGGTGGTTTATTTATATTAAACCTTGGATATGTCATTTGTCTTATTTGATATAATGATATGTCAAATTCATTTATTTTCCTTTTACTATTAAGTAATGTTAGAGCACATGTTTGGGTTATTAAATTAAGAATAAATGTATTATCAACAATATGCGGTTGGATTGAATCAACCTCTTTTTCTTTATTCATTTGATAGATACTATATACATCTCTATCTATATTGACATTGTATTTTGCATATCTTTTAAATTGTATTGGTAATCCATTATGTGTTTTATCGATTGTTAGATTATTGAATGAAAGTAATAATTTTTTGTAAGTTGGGAAATCACAATGAATATTAAGTGATTCTGGTGTTATTTTACAAAAACTCTTACCTTTAAACCATCGTAAGTTTTCCCAGACCGGTCTTATTTTCCTTAACAACATTTTATTATATTTAAGATTAATTTATTTAAATAATTAAATGAGCCCGCCAATTTCTCCTATCGAGGATTGTCAACTCTATGAAAAAAGGATTTATATCAAAAAAGATATAAATAAAGTACAGTATATTGATATAAAAACATATAAAATTAAAAAAAAAGTAAAAGAAAAGGGAAATAAATGGAATTTTTGCGGTAGTAAGACTGATTAGACATTTCTTCTTCTTCTCCATCTCAAGTATTCTTCATCTTCATCGCCCCCTTCATTTCTACGGTCTAAGAAATCTAAGAAACATATAATAAACATCACTTTAAGAACGTCGATTTCTTTATCTTCATTTGTAATTGCTCCAAGTATTATTATAATTGCCATAAAGAGGATAATAATATAGGCAAAACATTTTACAATGCAAATAAATAGATTAATGATTATATCAAAATTGTCTTTTATGAAATAGAATCCATCCATAATACGTTTATAATAAATACAACTACAGTATACAAGTAGTCCTTGAAAGATAACACTTCCAAAGAATTCTGAGATATGGACTTCATTGCTTTTATTATATGAATTAACTTCGTTAGAATTAATTACGCCACAACGAAGTACTCCTGAACATTCAGGAATTGACTCCTGTTCATCGTTTTTTTTAGTTTGTTCAAGAGTTTGCCCATCTACTGCCATTGGTGTTGCAGTCGGTACCTGTACGGGTCCTTCCCTTCTATCTTTCCAATGGTATTCTTTCACTAATTTACCCCAACCCTCACTTTCGTTAGAACCAGTGTTTTCCCTGTAATCTTCTACCCATCCTTGTGGCAGCTTGCGCCATCCTGGGCGGTTGGCAAGGCGTGCCGCCGAACAATCTGTGGTATCTGAACCTGGGTGGCAATGGTTTTCATTTTTTCTTTTATAGTTATAGTCACAGTGCCCGTCCTTCGCAGTAGGACAAGAATCATCAATACGAAAATCTGGCCCGAAGGGGAGAATAAAATCATTTACAAAACGATTGTGAACAGTTTCCCAATTGTGGAGTATATCTTCATTCCAAACCTCCCCACATCCTATACCACAACAGGTATTCTTTGAACTTAGTTCCCCGTTTTTATCTTTTTCTTTCGTAGTATTACCAACACAACAGTCATATGTATCACTACCAGCACGACAGTATGGAATGATCATCCATATCACATTATCGAATCTATCGTATGTTATAGAGGATACTTCTTGACATATTCCATCCATTGTGTAGGGACAATATTGGTTATCTTGATCAACGTATTCTTTACAATCTGTTGAATCTGAACCTGGAGGGCATCGATATGGTTCATCACAGATACCATTATTATTTTCAGGGCACCAATCATTTCCTTGGACTAATAGTAGTGTGGTGAGCAATAGAGTCATCACCTTCATTTTGTTGTTAATTTCTAATATTTCGTTAGAATGTTGCTTCAAATTTAAAGCTTAATTTAAATCTTTATAATAATATAATGGAACGAGATTACATTGTCTTATTAGATAAGGATAAGGAAAATAAGGTTTATTTATCAATTGAGAATAAGAATGAACGCAATAAATATGAAGTTTATTTAAATGAAATATCTCCCTTTTGGTTGCGTAACATGAAGTATTTTAAAAACGATTTCAATCATTTTTATGATATCCTTGAATTAGTATTCATTAAAAAATCAAAAGATATTCAATGGGAAATACTAGAAGAAACAGAACAAAAGGTTGAGTTAAATATTTGTTATAATCCGGGACTTATTATCTTTGGATTTGATATCATAATTGAATTGCCACGTGAAGGAGATCGTATTGAGAAGTTAATTAAAAAAGTTGAGAAGTTAGAGAAAGAAAATAAAGAGATATTAAAAAAATTAGACGATAAATATAAGTAGATATTATTTCTTTCTACTCTTTGTTTTACGTTTCGGTTTCTTAGATTTACGTTTAGGTTTTTTAGATTTACGTTTAGGTTTCTTAGATTTACGTTTAGGTTTCTTAGATTTACGTTTTGATTTTCTTTTTTTCCCTCCATTTATTTGATCGGTATTTTGCATATTTCTTAAGGCGGCTAATAAACCTTCTTGAGCTGTTTCTCTACGACCCATCGGTTGGATATTATTATCCATAACGCGATTTAATACTCTTAATTGGACTCCCGGATCTGGTTGTTCTCCTGGTGCTAATTCAACTGTTATAGGATTTCTTTGTTCTACTCTTTGGTTTTCAATAATCATTGGATCATCAATAATCATTGGATCATCGACAATCATTGGATCATCAATAATCATTGGATCATCTGGTTGAGTTATTCCATTTCCATTTCCATTTCCATTTCCATTTCCATTTCCATTTCCATTTCCATTTCCATTTCCATTTCCTTGATTTATATTATTTTCTAACATTTGTCTTCTCCTTCTTAATCTACTTTGTCTCCTTGAATCTAATTCCCTTTCTCTTTCTCTTACTTCATCCATTTATATATACTATTATATTAGATCTTATTTAAAAATTTGATTTGATATTAGATGATACTGTATTAAATAATATTCTTCCATCTTCCATAATGGAGGACATTGAAGATTTAATCTCTTCAGATACTCTTGAGTTATTTGTCAGGGGTTTAGTTGAATACGAATTAAAAACGGAGAAAGATTATCGTAGAGGGTATAATGATATGAAAGTAAAGTATAAGTTATGTCCTAGTAAGACAAAACTCCGTCAAGCTTATAATGAACTAATTACTAATAATTTAATTAAACCAAATGAGTCATTTCTTAAATATTCATTAAAAAGGAAATGTCGTTCAAGTTCAGGTGTAACTGTAATTACTATTTTAACAAGTCCAACTCCTGAATATACGAATTCTAAAGGTGAAAAAGTCGTACAGTCATTTAGTTGTGGTAAGAATTGTGCTTATTGTCCTAATGAACCTGAGATTAGATTACAATTAAGTGTTGTAGATGTATCTAAGAATAAGGTTAAAGTAAAAACAAATGATGATATACATTTAATTCGTTTATTAAATTATGTTATTAAAGGAGAACAATCTTATTGTGTAGAGAATTGTTCTCATTTTAAGGAAGATACTTTTATAATTACATTTAAAGATGAAAATGTTTCTTTTCATAAGGATGATGAATTTATTGGTGTTAAGATTGAACAACCCCGTAGTTATTTGTCAACTGAACCGGCTGTTTTAAGAGCAAACCGTAATAAATTTAACCCGGTCCTTCAAATATATGATCGTGCGGATGCATTAGAGATATGTGGACATGAAGTAGATAAAATTGAGATATTGGTTTTAGGTGGTACTTGGGATCATTATCCACTTGAGTATCAGGAAGAGTATATTCGTGATATATATTATTCGATAAATACTTTACCAAGAAGGTTTGGTACAAAAGGTTCATTAGAGGAGGAAATTAAATATTCTGAGGAATCTAAAAAACGGATTATAGGATTAACACTTGAGACTCGTCCGGACTGTATTTCACTACGACAAGTAAGAAGGATGCGGAAGTTTAATGTTACCAGATTACAGATAGGTGTTCAGCATATAGATAATGATATTCTAAGGGAGATTGAACGAGGGTGTACCACAGAAGATATTATTTATGGTAATAATTTATGGAAGCAGAATGGTGGTAAAGTTGATTGGCACTTAATGCCTGATTTACCGGGTAGTTCGATGGAAAGGGATATTTCTATGTTTAAGAAGATCTTTGGTGTTAATTCAATCACGGAGGTTGATAAGAATTATTATATCTATGATTTAAAGTATCCTGAATATCAGGCGGATCAATTAAAGATATACCCTTGTTCTGTTGTAGATTGGACTGATATTAAGAAATGGTATGATAATGGTACATATAAGCCTTATTCTGAAGATGAAGATAATCTAATTAAAGTGATTATCTATATAAAGAATAATATATTTCCTTGGGTGCGGTTAAATCGTATTGTACGCGATATTCCGAACTTGAATATTATTGGTGGCAATGAGAATGTTAATTTGCGACAGAAGATACTTGCGAGAAATGACGTTAATTGTCAATGTATTCGTTGTCGTGAGGTGAAAGATAACAAGTTTGATATTAGTAATTCTGAATTATTTGTCCGTCAATACAATGGTATTGATTCTACTGAGTATTTTATTAGTTTTGAGAGTTTAAATCAAGAGATCCTTTATGGATTTCTTCGATTGAGGATTAATCATACAAATGATAATTTAATTTATCCTGAGTTAGAAGGTTGTAGTTTTATCCGAGAACTCCATGTATATGGTAAAGTTGTAAACCATAAGGATTCTGGTGGAAATGAGGTTCAACATTCTGGATTTGGGAAGAGGTTACTAAAAAAAGCAGAAGAAATATCATTTGAGAATGGAATTTATAAGGTAGCAGTTATTTCTGGAGTTGGTGTACGGAAGTATTATGAAAAAAATGGTTATGAATTAGTTAAAAATTATATGATAAAAAAAATTTATGTTGAAAATCATAATTATGTATTTGAGACTGTCATTCTAATTACAATATTCATTATCCTTCTTAGTATTTTATATGATATCTATTATTAATTACTACTTTCATCATTACTTGTCATATAACTAGCGGACATTGTTGTTGAATATTGAAATATCGTTCGCTGATGGCGAGGGAGTTCGGTCGTATATTGGTATAGATTTTGGTATGGAGAAGTAGAAGTAAAAGATGGTAGTGTGTATTGCCTTCTTTCTTTTTTTTCTTGATAATTATGGAGTTCCATAAGGAGGTTCATTGAAATAAGGTAGTTATTATCATTGATACCTTTTTCATTCATTTCTTCTATTATTTCCATTAACTTCATGGACATACCTTTTATGGATTTATCTTTTTCTTGACCCTTATTAAGTCGGCGATTATAGTGTTTATATTCTTCAAGATGTTTTTTTGCTTTCCTTCTGAGATCCCTTTGATTATTTTGTTTTTTAAGAAACGAATAACGACCTTTCTTAATATGAGTTGAATAAAAGGTCTTTTTATTAAGTTTTTTAGAGATGTGGTTGTTTTTCTTATTCCCACCATAAGGCATTCTATTTAGTTTCTTTTTTTTAATTCTGCTTCAATTTTTTAAAATTACTTCAAATTTTAAATATGAATGAATATTATAATATAATATAATGGAAGGATATAACCTTAAGACGGGAGATCTTATATTATTTGATAATGTTGGATGTAATCCTATATCATTATTAATTAAATATTTTACAAAAAGTGAAATAACACATATTGCTATGGTAATAAAGGATCCTGATTTTATTGATCCACCTTTGAAAGGATATTATGTATGGGAGTCTAATTATGAAGGTACGCCTGATCCTCAAGACGGCAAAACTAAGTTTGGTGTCCAGATAACACCACTCAATGAAATATATGATAAATATAAAAAAGATAGAGGGTTTGTATATGTACGTCGTATTAATTGTCCAAATGAGTTATTAAATACTGAACGTCTAAAAGAGGTTCATTCTGTAGTTTATGATAAAAAATATGACTTTTATTTAAAAGATTTAGTTGATGCAATTCAAGGAGAAGATACTGATCCACAAAAGACATCACGATTTTGGTGTAGTGCTCTTGTAGGTTATATTTATACAATATGTGGATTATTAAATAAATCAACAGATTGGAGTATTCTAAGGCCAAGTGATTTTACTCCCTCGAGCGATAATTTACAATTTAATGATAATGTTTCATTAGGACCGATGGAAAGCATTTAGTTAATTATTTCAACGAATAGGTTAATCCAATCTTTTTTAATATTTTCTGGTCTAAGTCTATCAAGTGCTTTCCTTGCTACTTCAGCATTCTTCCTTCTAACTTCTGGAGATATTTGAAGTGTTTTCTTAAGTGTTTCTGTAAAATTATTGATATCATTTTGATAATTATCAACATCAACTTCATAGGTATAGACATTTTCCATTACTTCTTCAATAATCTCCTTTGGTCCATCAATATTGGATACAATTACTGGTACTCTTCTATCAAGAGATTCACAAATTGTATAACCAAATGGTTCATAGATACCTGTAATACAATTAATTCCAATCTCTTTCCAATACTTTTCTTTAACATCTTTATCAACTGTAAATGGGATGATTTTGAGCGATTCTTTATATTCTTTTTCTAGTTTTCTCCAATATTCATTATCATATTTATCGTAATCAACCCCCATATTAATAACATTAATATCTATGTTATTTTTGTTAACAGATACAATCGGTAGTTCTGGCCTCTTACGTGGGACGTGTCTTCCTATATATCCAAGTGTATTTGAGTCATAATTAATATCAAGTTCTTCTTTATCATATTTAGGTTGATAGCTATTATAAATAACCTTTGTTTCCGTATCAAATAGATTATAACCAAATTGATTATAATATTCTTCTTCTGCCTTACTTATGAGGACAACATAATCAGACGATTGAAAAGTAATTTCTTGTTGATTAAAATTATTGGTATAACAAGAACCTAAGTTTGTAATATTTTCCATACGGATAAGTGAATGACATACTGATACAATATCTAACTCTGGAAATAGTTCTTTAATTTTTTCAATTGTTTCAAGGGCAATCCACAAATTATTAACACAGATATTAATATCTTCAAAACACACACGGATATCATCTTCTTTTTCAATAATCCGAATATTTGGATACTTCATAAGACATTCACTTGGGAGCTTATCATTATAAGCTAAGAAGATTGGAATAACTTCAATTTTATCATCATCTTCAAACATTTTAATAAAATTTACGATCCATGTAGCTACACCTCCATAAACGATTGGTGGTATTTCATTTGTAAGGAGACCTACTTTAATCTTTCCATTGATTTTCTTTTCTTTCTTTTGTTCTTCTTCATTAACGACTGCGAGTACAAAATGTTTAACAATATGTTCATAACCAATTTCTCCAATAATATACGAGACAATAATTTGTAGTATCATGAAGAATATGCGTACAATTTCTTGTGTAATTGCATTATTTGTGAAAGATATGTTAAGAAACATTATTTAATTTGATTATTAATTTAAATCATTAAGTAAATATCAAATTTACTAATTTAAGAGTTTATATAATTGATATAATTCAGAATAGTTCCATGTTAATTTTTTTGCGGATATAAATTCAGATGTATTAGGGTTAAATTGTTCAGGGAGTATTAAGTTAGGATCTAATGTTAATATTCGTTCCAAGATTTGATTCGCAATTTCAATATAATTATTATTAGGATTAGAACGTGAACGATGCATTGGCGAGTCATACTTTACAATATTTCTGTTCTTATAAAGTTCAATATATATCTGTCCAAGTGCTAAAGAACAGATAATCCAAATGTGTCCATTATAATATTTATCATTAATATATCTTCCAATTAGGTTTAATTCTTCATTATTATATTTCTTTCTAAATGATTCAATTAAATTATCACAAGTATGGTTGATATTTTCTAATGGAATAACTTTTAATATTTCTTTATCATAATCAATATGACAAAATGCTAATATATTTGCTGCATCTTCATATTTAATAATTTTTCCTTCTTTATCAAATGAAGATATTATACTATTTCCATTGAGGTGATCTTTTAGATCTGATAATATTGCCTGATAACTATTTTTGAGTAATTCAATATCAACTATATTTTCAAGTAATTTTTTATATCTTAATGCTTCTTTAATAAATTTAGCTTGTACCATTCTTGTATAGAAGTGCCATCCTTTTTTTTCTTCCCAAATATCAAAAGATATCTTACGATAGTTACTGAGTATATATTCTAAATCCTTTACGATTATAGGGACTATTAGTTCACTAATAATTGTTTCATATTTATAGTAGAGTATATCAATTAATTTAAAAAGAATAATACCTCTTAGAGCTGGTCCATCATTTTGAGGTCTCCCCCAATCACCATTAAATGCGGTACAATTAATATTATATTTAGGTTCTCCTAATCCAGTGATTGTATCTAATTTTTGAAGCTTACTTTCATTTTCAATGTAATTTAATATGGATTGAAAATAGATAGGATCTTTTGTTTTATCATACATATCAACAATTGTCCTCATAACTAATGCCGAATCCCTTATCCAGTGATATTTATAAGGAGGATCTTCTGACGGTGATGCAATAATGATACCTAAATTAGTTGTTGTGTTTGTGTTTTCTGTGATCCTTTGGATAATTTTACTAATATATTGATTCGCCATAATATATTTTAAAAAATAAAAAAAAAAAGAAAATAACATGAAAGAATAATTTTTATTTAATATCAGAACTGATTCTCTCTTTGACTAAATCCCTAAGGTCATCTTCAATTTCCATTACACGGTCATTAATCATCTCTTCTTCATTCGAATCAAAATCAAGTAATTGAATAAATTCATCGAAGTATTTGATTGCTTTAATATCATCATTAAATGTTTGTCCCATTTCTTCAATAAATACATCCTTTAATTCGCTTAATCTTCTATAGTATTCTTCTTTATTTATATTGGGGAATGGTCTATCTTTTCTTGATTTTAATAAACGATAAACATCTTTTACTTTTGTGGTTTGTTCTCCGTATGAATCAATGCGTACATATTTATAACTAGCACTTCTTTGATTATCCCTAAATATCTTCCGAGATGAAGTCTGTTGTTCTTCTATGTTTCTAAATAATTGTAGAATATCATCTTCCATATTCATTAATAATTTAAATGCCCCCATATGTTCAGGTTCACGTGATATTCTTCCGGATAAAGCCGCTGTCCTCCATTCCTTGGGGATACATGTAGAGAAAATTTGACATTTTCTTTCATAAGGGTAGATTGGATTTTCGTGGCAGAAACCGGCACAATTCAACACACCAGTATTAATGATTGTTACCCACCATGTTAACGAACCTTCTGTGTATAATGATAATTCCTTAAGTGTCTTGTCCGCCTCACGAAGAAATATCTTATCATCAAGGGTGATACGGTTATGTTTCTTTTTTGTATTGGTTGATTTAGAAGACTCTATTTTTTCAGTTCTTATTTTTATTTCTTCTTGTAACCAATCGAGTGCCGTTCTATGACCGATATATTTTCTCATAGTATAAAGGAAATGTTCTTCTTCCCACATCCACGCCCAAGCCCCACCTCCCTCCCATCGGGGGTTACTAAAAAATTTTCGTACAAATTCCTCATCTCTATCCCTTGCTTCGCGTTCATCTTCTGGGACTGTATTTTCTGGATAAATATTCCCTGTAATTGGATCTTTTAAGGAGTCTATTATTTTTTGATAAATCTCAGGTGCTTGAGTTGGCCCTGTCCATGGAACAGTTGTAGTTTTACATTTAGAAATAAACCAAGATTTACTTGTATCACCGTGTCTCCAGTCTCCAACTGAACCCGGGCAAAAATACACCAGGGTGTCATTTAAAGCAACCTCTCCCTCGCCCAGTAACCTTTTATAATTTGGTCCATAGGACAAATATCTTGATAAATATTCAACAATATCGAGTTCCATGACATTATAATAAAAATTGATTTCAGAATTTATCATATAATCATAGGTTGGCCAATAGTGTTCACCATCGTACTGATGGTCCCAATCGTATTTATAGTTCATAAACCTTTTAATTATAATATCTGTTTTACATGGGAGTATATAACGGTCATGGAATTCCTCACCTTCTTTACATTTTTTTGCCATTCCTCGAGTACTCATACACATTGCTCCAATGCTTTTACAATCTAGATCTTTGATAAGTAGTTCTGGATCCTTAATACCGGCTACAGTAGTTCTACCTTGAATGTATGGTAATTCATCTAAATTAACTTCTAGATTTTTAGTTCCTTCTTCAATTTTTGTAGCGAGTCTTTCAACTTCTTCTTTCTTTCTTAGATTTTCTAATTTAACTCCTGTTAGAACATCTTTCTTTGATTCATCTTTCCAGAATTCTTTTTCCCATTCTCTAATATCTTCAAGTGGTACGTTACTTTCTTCCATTCTATTCTTCTTTTCCTGGACATATTTAAAATCTATTTCGGTTGGTTCATAGTAAGGTTCTGAAACAATTTTTGCCCTTCTAAGCGCTTCTTCTTTTGATGGAGAAAGGTCTTCTGCTCCGATTTCACTCATATTCAATACAATTCCGCGGGTCGGTTCAGGTTCAGGTTCGGGTTCAGGTTCAGATGGAGATTTAGTACCCCCGGATTTCTTTCTTTTTATCTTTTGCGATTTACGTTTTGACTTCTTCCTTTTTACTTTTTTCGTTTTATTATTTTTCCTTTTCTTCTTACTTTTCTTTTTACTATCTATTTTCCTAATCTTATTTAGAATTACCTTATCATCATCTCCCTTTAATTTTTTACCGGATCCTACAACCATATATATATATATTATATATTATATATATGGATATTAGTTTACTTGATTTTTGTTTAATAAATATACTTTCCTATGTAGCGGGTGTAGCAACCGGGTTAGTTATATGTTGTAAAAATAAAGATAAATTATTAGTGAAATCACGGAGTTTAGATCAATTATCATTACAACAAATGGATCGTCAATCCCAGGTACCTTATTCAACACCCGTTATAGCAAGTGCTCCTCCTCCAGATAAACCGGTAAAGATAACATTAGAATGACTATCTCATAGGGTGTGATTCACTATTTTTTTTAAGTGAAGTGCTTCATTTTTATATTGATTTGCTCGATCGTGGGAACGTAATAATATATTTTTGAATAAATAGGGGTGTTCATATTTTGCTTTTATGTATTTCTTTTCACAAAAAAATGATAGAAAACATATCCTTTTATAGAGTGATCCACGAACACAATACATTACTTCAGAATCATATATTTCTTGTAAATTAAATTTAGTTTTAAAATTATTAATATTCGTAATGAATTCTTTATTTAAAAATTTTTTATTTTTTCTTGCAATATTAGATGGAAAATATGTTTGATAAATATGTGTTGTGACGTCATAATCTAAGTAATCTAATGGAGTATTAATCATTATATATTAAATTATAATTTATTAGGAAATGAAAATTGTGTTGAAAAATTGATTATATCATCGTTAAGTTCTTTAAAATCTGTATTATTTAATTCCATTATATCTACTTCTTTTTTAAATTCATTTAATTTTATTTTATTAATTTTTTTACATAGAAGTATTGCTCTGTGAATTAAGTTTGCTAGAGTACTGCAATGGATACTTTTAAATCCTCTGGTTGTCATGGCGCACATACCTATTCTTATTCCACTTGGCGATAGAGCACTTTTGTCACCAATAATTGTATTTTTATTTACACTGATATTTAGTTTTTCAAGCATATATTCAACTTTACTTCCAGTAATGTTTTTGTTTCTAAGATTAAGTAGTAATAGATGGTTATCTGTACCATTTGTGCAAAGATTATATCCAAGGTTAATTAATTCTTTTCCTAATTGTTTTGCATTTTTTTTAACATCTATGATATAATTATGGAATTCTGGCGTGGATGCTTCTTTGAGTGCTACAGCAACTGCTGAAATAACATTATTATGTGGTCCTCCTTGGATGGACGGAAATACAGCAAAATCAATTTTGTCAGAGAATTCTTTTTTACTAAAAATCATACCTGAACGCGGTCCTCGTAAACTTTTATGTGTAGTTGTTGTTACTACATCCGCATATAAGAATGGATTATTTGCTTCATTAGTGGCTACTAATCCTGAGATATGTGCCATATCAACAATTAAATACGCGCCAATTCCTTTTGCTATTCTTGAAAACTCTTTATAATTCCAATCTCTTGGATAAGCGGAACCACCGGCGATAATACATTTAGGTTGAAATAGTTTCGCTCTTTTTTCTAATTCTTCATAATCAATTAAACCTGATTCTTCATTTACTTCATAAGGCAATGATTCAAAAAATATACTTGTCGCTGATATTTTCTTTTGTTTATTGTAGTATCCATGTGTTAAATGGCCACCACTTGGTAGATCTAGACCCATAATACGATCGTGTGGATTTAATAATGCTGTAAATGCGGCTAAGTTTGCGGGGGAACCCGAGTATGGTTGTACATTAACAGACCATTCGTTTTTATCAAGATTATATAGATTTAGAGCTCTATTTTTACATAATTGTTCCATTTCATCAATATACTTATTTCCACCATAGTATCGTTTTCCGATTTGTCCTTCGCTATATTTATTTGTCATGATTGAACCAAGGGCTTGAAGTACTTGTGTTGATACGAAGTTTTCACTTGCGATTAGTTCAATCCCATTTTTTTGTCTTTGATATTCGTTTTTAATAATTTCAAATACTTCATTATCATTTATCTCCATAATATTTTAATATAGATAATATTTTTAAATAAAGTTTTCAATATATTAAATTATATTTTTTTATATATTTATCTTTCTTTCTATTGTAGTCATCGTAGTAAATAGATAAAATTGTTTTATAGATAAATAATAACCAACGTTCATAAATTAATGTTTGAAAAACATTATTCTGTTGAAAGATAAGATTAATAAAAAAATAAATGATAGGTGTACGGATAAATAATAGAATATTTGTTTGTTTGTATTTAACATAGTTTCTAAAAAATCCTAAGGATGGTGTAATCAGATAAAAGATCAACATTTAATTATATATTTAAGAATATAATTTTAAATATAAATAAATGGATAATCGTACGAAGGAGATTAAATTAAAAGATAAATATTATGAAGCTTGGAATATTTCAAAAAAGTATAGTAAGGTTTTAATTGATCATGAGGATAAAGATGAATTTTTAATTCTCGCATCTAATGTTTATAAACAATATCTTTCAGAATTAAAACATAAGAATATATCTTTGAAAAAAAATTATGTAGAAGTATGGGAGACTATGTTGAATACAATTAATAATAATATGGATATATATGTTTGTAGAATGGCTATTAAATTATTATACCAAACTAGTATTCAGCGTAGTATAGAATAATTAATCATAATCGTTTATTTTATAATCTAAGAATTTATGGAGCGATTTAGAATCCATTTTATATATTTTTTTAATTGCTTCTTTTTGTAGATCAATAAAGGAAGATGAATATAATTTTTTATCTATAAATCTTATAAGATTATCATTATTCATCTCAATAACATTGAGTATTGCAGTTTTTTGAAGTGCTATAAATGAATCTGTTAAAACCATACTAATAGGGTATTATATTTTAATATTCAATATTTAACATTTAACGTAATCGGGTAATGCTCCTGCTATAAATGGAAAATTTTTATGCTCCTTATTATAATTAGCATATATTTCTTCATTTTTTTTAATATTTTTTGTTGCTACTAATTTAAATATTTTATAATTACTTGAAATTATTTTAACATTTTGTTTATTAATACAATGATTTATAAATAGACCTTCATTTAGAATATATTTTTCAAATCTATCTTTACTAATAGGATTAAATAATAATGTATTATTTGATTTATAAGGGAATAGATTATTATAAATTATATCATCTTTTTTATAATTCTTCCCTGAAAATAGACCTTTTCCATTTATTTTAGATTTATATATATATGGAGAACTCGGTATAAATAAATACATTATTATTATTGTTGAAATAAGTATTAATAATAATCTATTGAATCTTTTCATTAATATAATATAATATAATTAAAAATATATACTATATTAAAATGCCTTTTAAAGAAATTATTAAAGGATCTAAAAAATTTTTAGATGAACCCCATGAAAAGATAATTTCAAATATATTTAATATCATATTATTTTCATTTATTTATTATTATCTTTACAAGAAGGATAAAAACAGTTTTAAAGTAAGTGAGGATTTATTAAAAGATAAAACTGAATTAAGTTATTATGATATTTTATATTATTCATTATTATTAAATTTTACAATCTCATTTGGTGATATGGTCCCGTTATCAAGTGATGTTAAGGTTGTATCTTCAATACAGACATTTTTATTCTGGTATATTGCTTTATATTAAAATTTTTGTGAGATTGGTGTATGGAGTGGTGGATTAAAATTTTGATTTATATCCTTGATAAATCCATAGAACCAATGTTTTCTTCCATCCTCTGAGTGAAATTCACAGTAATAATTTTTATTATTACAGTTATTTCCAAATACTTCTTTATATTTCCATAATTTTCCTTTCCAATTATGGTTATCACTATATACTTCTTTTATTTTATTGGTTATATCTTCATCATTTAGTGTTGCTTTCGTAAGTTTAGGTCCATAGTAATTTTGATAATGTGAACATTCCATAATATAATATAATATTTAATTTATTATCTTTGAAGAAACTTTAAATGAAGTTTAAAGAAACTTTATTTAAAGAAAAATATAACTATGGTAAGTATATAATCTTATGTCTTTTAAGGATAAACCTTTAAAAAAAATAGTATCTGATAAAAGGATTACAATCGATGCTATCCATCAAGATATAACTGATAGTTTCAGTGTCGAAAAAAGTAAATATAAAAGTATATTAGAAGATAAAAAAAAGCTTGAAGAAGAATTTAAAAATGATCCTTCTAATGAATTGAGGTCAAAAATTACAAAATTAGATGAGACTTCTTTGAATTATGATCCTAAGAAGGAAATTGATTATTATTTAGATACGGGTGACTTATTAAATAAATATTATTCTAAAAAAGAAGAAGTATCAACCCAAAATAAAGAGATTACTGTAATTGATTTCATGAATAGGAATAAAAAAAAGACTGATAGTAATAGTTTAATAAATGATTATATGAGGGTTGTTGATGATAATATTATAACAGATAATAATACATATGATATTGACCATTGTCCCTATTGTTTAAAGAAGCTTACTCTTAAGAATATTGACAGTTTACTTATTTGTGAAGAGTGTGGTTATACGGATACAATTATTATAAATTCAGAAAAAGTATCTTATAAAGATCCCCCCCGCGAATCATCTTATTTTGCTTACAAACGTATTAATCATTTTAATGAATGGTTAGCACAATTCCAGGCAAAAGAAACAACTGATATACCCGATGAGGTGTATCAAGGTATATTAAATGAGTTAAAGAAAAATACATTCTTATCAATTGATGAGATATCTTATAAAAATATGAGGGAAATATTAAAGAAATTAAAATTCAATAAATATTATGAACATATTCCACATATTATTAATATGTTAAATGGAAAGAAGGCACCTGTACTTACAAGACAATATGAAGAACAATTACGTATTATGTTTAAGGAAATACAAACACCATTTATGAAACATTGTCCTGAAAATAGGAAAAACTTTTTATCTTATGCTTATGTTTTACATAAGTTTTGTGAATTACTTGAATTAGATCATTTATTAATTTATTTTCCTTTATTAAAAAGCCGTGAAAAACTCCAACAACAGGATAACATTTGGGAAAAAATATGTAAATCATTACAATGGCAATATATACCGAGTATTTAATCTCCTTTATTCTCTTTTTTATTCTCAATAATTATGATATGGGGCATATATCTATCAAAGAGGACAAAAGTGGTTGAAGCTAATAATCCTATATATATAGCGTGTTCATTCATTATTGAGCAATTGGGTATATAATAGGTTGATGAAGTTACGATTAAAAATAATAATGTATATTTTAATAAGTTTTGAATATTAATCATCTATAAATATAAATAATAAAAAAAATATATTATATATAATTAAATGAATAATGGAACAGAAGATAATGGATATATAAGAGATATTTATAAAACTACGAATAGTCAATATATAGAGAAAAATGAACCTGTATTATTTAATAATCATAAAAATTATTCATTATCAGGAATTATTGAACAATCTTCTATGAGTGATATATTCTTTTCGGATATGAATACAAGCGTCATCCAAGATACAATACGTTATAATATCTTTAAAGAGACGAATAAAAGGATCGATTATCAATCTCCAAATTCAATATTTATAATCATGAGATCAATTTATTTACAATTCGCAAATTCATTTGTAAAATCTGAAGATATAAAAGAAGATGTAAGAAATCTAAATAAAAGAGTAACTGATTATAGCACAAAGAATATTAAAGATCAATTGGATCAATATGATGGATATATTAAGAAAATTTCAGGTCCACCTATACCAATGGAACATCCTAGATATGAAAATAAACAAAATTATACATATGACTCAAGTAATATACTTAATTAATCTACTTCATCAAGAGTTTCTACGTCGGGACCTTCACTCCCCATCATTGAAGGGTCTACAGTTGGAGTCCCTTCACTTGGAGTCCCTTCACTAGGATACAACTTACTCATAATTGGTTGAATAAATACATTAAATTCATTTTTTTTATTTGTATAATCATCGGTTGTGTAGTTATCATCATCATTATGTAACCATTCTTGATTTTCATTTACTTTATCAGTAATTTGTTTAATTTCATCTTCTGATAATTTTTCTTTAACTTTATCATTTTCAATGGTAGATTTTACCTGGAAAAGAATATTTTCAAACTCATTTTTAGACTCTATTCTTTCTTGAATTTTTTTATCTTCTTCTTTATACTGATCTGCTTCTTTAACCATCCTTTCAATATCATCAGATGTTAATCTCCCTTTATCATTTGTAATTGTAATTGTTTCTTTCTTCCCTGAACCTTTATCATGGGCTTCAATATTCATAATTCCATTTGCATCAATATCGAATGAAACTTCAATTTGAGGAACTCCACGAGGTGCTGGAGGAATACCTTCAAGTTCAAATGTTCCCAATGAATTATTATCCTTAGTAAGGGTCCTTTCACCTTCATAGACCTGAATACTTACGCCAGGTTGATTATCTTGATAAGTCGAAAATGTTTGTGATTTTTTAGTTGGAATTGTAGTATTCCTTTCAATAATCCTCGTCATTACACCACCGGCTGTTTCAATGCCCAATGATAAAGGAGCAACATCAAGTAATAGAATTTCATCTGCTTTCTCATTCCCGGAGGTAGAATTAGAAAGGATTGCCGCCTGAACACTTGCACCATAAGCAACTGCTTCATCAGGATTAATTTTTTTACTTAGTTCTTTACCATTGAAAAAATTACTTAATAATTCTTGAATTTTTGGAATTCTTGTTGACCCACCAACAAGTACAATATCATCAACCTGATTTTTACTTATACTTGAATCCCTTAATACTTTTGTTACCGGATCAATACATTTTTGGAATAATGTTATACATAAAGATTCAAACTTTGCTCGAGTAATTGAAGTGAAAAAATCGATTCCATCATATAATGAATCGATTTCAATTGAGGCAGTATTGCTACTTGAAAGTGTCCTTTTTGCCCTTTCACACGAAGTCCTTAAACGTCTTAGTGATTTTTTATTATCGGTAATATCTTTATTATTCTTCCGTCTAAATTCATCGATAAAGTATTTAACTAAAATATTATCAAAATCTTCACCACCAAGGTGTGTATCTCCCGCGGTAGCCTTTACTTCAAAAATACCATCATCAATATTCAATAGTGATACATCAAATGTACCTCCTCCAAGATCAAAAATTAGAACATTCTTTTCTGATTGTTGATTATCTAATCCATATGCAATTGCCGCTGCTGTAGGTTCGTTAATAATCCGAAGTATATTTAATCCTGAAATAGTACCAGCATCTTTTGTAGCTTGTCGTTGAGAGTCATTAAAATATGCTGGTACAGTAACAACAGCATCAGTAACTTCTTCTCCAATATATGATTGAGCAATTTCTTTCATTTTCGTAAGTATCATGGAAGATATTTCTTCAGGATGATATTCTTTGAGTTCATTCTTAAAATTTACCTGTATTTTGGGCTTGTTATTTTCTTCAATAACGTTAAAAGGAAATTGTTTAATATCATTTTGAACAACTTTATCATTATAATCGCGTCCAATAAGACGCTTCGCATCAAAAACAGTATTTTCCGGATTCATTGATGCTTGATTTTTTGCCCCATCTCCGATTATACGTTCGCTACTTGTAAATGCGACATAAGAAGGAGTTGTACGGTTTCCTTGATCATTTGCAATTATTTCACATCTATTATCTTTCCACCAACCTACACAACTATATGTTGTACCTAGATCAATTCCAATTGCTACCATTCTATTATATAGTAAATGGTTGAATATATGTTTAAATATTTTAAATTTATTTAAGAATGATTCTAATTATATAAAGTATGGAAGTACAAAGTGAATATGTACTTGAATTACTTAATAAGAAAAAAAATATTGATAATTGGATTTTAAACGATTATAAAAAAAAAGCTTTAATAATTTATGGAAATAATGGTATTGGAAAAACTTCATTAGCAAATTATATATTACGTGATTTTACAACGATAACTATTAATATAGATTTTTGTAAACAGGGTAAACAATTAGATGATTACTTAGATCTATCACTCTATAAAAAAAGCATTACAATGATGTTTAATAATAAGAATACAAATAAAGCAATCATATTTGATGATATAAACTATATTCAAAGTTATGATAAATCATTATTTAAGGATATTATTTCTTTTTCCAAAAAGCCAGTGGGTAATCACCATGTTATTTATATATTTAATAATATTCAAAATAAGTATATTCAATCAATCTATAAAAATACATATCCATTACATTTAACATTTACTAATCCTCAAATGAAAGATATTGTTAAAAAATATTATGTAATTAAGAAAAAGATTAATTATGATAAATTAATTCAGAAATCAGATTATAATTTCCATAATATTAAGATTAATATTGATACATATAAAGATGATTTCTCCCAAGTACAAGAATATGATAAACAAGAAGAAGAGTTACCTTCATTTATACGTAAAATGTATCGTTCTGATATAATAGATATCTACAGGATTTGTGATTCTGATTATAATATAATTTCACTACACCTATTACAAAATTGTATTCAATGGATATTTGATCAAAAAAATTTAAAATATAAACAAAAGATATCTATTATTAAAAATATATATTATAGTAATTGTATTGGTGATAATACTTTATCATTTATCCATAAGTTTAATGATTGGTTACTATTAAATCATTTTATTACTTATTCAATTGTTTATCCTATACATTTAATGAATTTAAATAAGGTTCAAATCAATGAATTAATCTATAATAAATATGTTAGTAAATCAATTATCTATACATATAATATTAAGTTACTTAGTACCCATAACCTTGATATTAATATTCTATCATTTTTGTATCAATTGATTAAAGAATATAACGATGTATCAAATAATAATAAATATATCTATATCCATAAAATTCAAGAGTTTATAAATAAATATAATATCCCGATTAAAATTATTGAAAAGTTTATTAAGTTTTTTGATATGAATAAAAAAGACATTCGTCAATTATTTAAGGAATTAATTATTAAATAATCTTAAAATGAAATTATGTTATTTTAATGGTCGTGGATTAGCAGAAACAGCCCGTTTATTGTTCGCAATTAGTAGTACTGAATATGAAGATTTTAGATATCCTTTGGAAGTGATTGACTTTTCAAAACATGAAATGGTTAAAGATGAGTTTGATAAAGATAAGTCAGAAGGTAAGTTAGTCCTTTCATTAAATAAGCTACCTTACCTTGAATGTGATGATGGGACTATTATCCCCCAATCAAAAACTATTGAGAGATTCCTTGGAAAGAGATTTGATTTAATGGGTGAAAATGATTTAGAATGTGCTAAAGTTGATAGTATCTGTGAATGTGTACGCGATTTTAAAGATATGTACCAAAAAGTTCGTTCTTTACCTGAAGAAGAAAAAGAAAAGGGTATGGTTGAATGGTTCACTGTAACCTTAGTTGAAAAACTTACTTTACTCGAAGGAATCCTTGGTGAAAATGGATTTTCGGTTGGTAGTAAATTAAGTTTGTCAGATGTTGTTTTGTTTTCGTTTATCACGCAATTTTTTGATAACAAAGAAGCTTCTTACAATGCAACATTAGCTACACCACGTTTAAAAGCCATTGTTGATTCTGTTCAGAGTAATGAAAAAGTGATTGAATGGTTAGAAAAACGGCCTAAGACGGTTTTTTAATTTTATTTTTATATTTTTGTAAATCTTTTGAAGTTAATTCATATCCCCAATGTAATAATACTTGTCTTATTACTGGACTAATACTACTATCATTGTATCTTTTCTTCTTTTTAATAATTTCATTCATTAACCTTCTTCTGAAGCGTCCATTTGGTCCAGCAAGGGCTAACCATCGTTTAATTTGTCTTTCATCATCATCGCTTCTTCTACCCATAGAATAACGACAGTACCATTGAAACCATCCATAAGGATCTTGTTTAACAATCCATCCACTTTCTTCCCACATTTCAAGGGATGAGCCACATTTAACTTTGTATTTATTTACCTTTTTATCGTATTTGGGTGATATTATCGATTTTTCAATATCAATTCCTTGAAACCATGATTTTGGATATTCTTGAATTACTTTTTTTGTATATTTACGTTTTGTTATTGAAGAATAAATTGGACGAAAATATGTTCCTCCAAATGAACCCTCTCTTAGGACTTGTTTTGGAGTCTTATTTGGTTTAAATTCTTTATCCATATAATAATATAATATGTTATATATTATATATTATATATGAAAAAAAGTAAATCAAAAAAGAAATTAAAAAATAAGTCCCGTAAACTTGTTAGTCATCAAAAAAGAATGACAGTTAAAAAGAAAAGTAAGAAGAAGCACCGTATTAAGCCTTCAGACCTTCCAAAAATATTTGTAATTAATTTAAAACGAGATAAAGAAAAATGGAAGAAATATCAAAGTAATTATCGGGATGGTATATTATCTAGATATTCGGCGTGTAATGGAATGGAAGTTAGTAGAGCAAATCCTTATTATGATAAATTAAAAATAATGTGGAATGCCGGCGAAAAAAAAAGAAAATGTGGGGCTGGAATATTAAATTCGCATATGAATTTAATTAAAGAAATTGCAGATAATAAAGTGGATAATGCCCTTGTTGTTGAAGATGATTCTGTAATAGATTTTGAGAGATTAAAAAGAATGAATTTAGATAAATTGCCACAAGATAGCTTAATCTATTTTGGTGGAGTTTTACATCCTCCAACTTCTTTTAAAGATAAAAAATGGAAATATGAAAATGCTAAAAAGAATTTTAAAAATGGAATTAATGTAATTGAACCCGCAAAATATCGTATCTTTGGTGGTTTTGGATATTATTTCCCCAAATGGGAAATAGCCCATAATTTATACTATGATATCTTTAGTACTAAGGAGAAATTAAAACCATTGGATACAGAAATGACATATTTACAAAAAAAAGGGATTATTAAATATTTTTATTATCCAGCGTTAAGTTATTTACATATGGATGATGCAAAAAAAGGTATTCATGGTGACGCATATATCAAAAGAAATATGAAATATTATTAACTACGATAAATTATTCTTAGATTAAGGAAAACTGTAATTATCAAAAATAATAGAATAATTAAAACTATCATAAAAACTCTAAAAATATAAGGATACAATTCAGTAATTATCTCCTTAATTACGGGATTTAAGATATCTTCTTTAATAATTTTTATATTTCCATCTTTTTTTAATTCATCAATAATATTAATTAATAATTTATTAGTTAATAATGTTAAATTCATTATTTAAAATACATATAAAATTAATATAATCATAACTAATATATGGGTCAATCTTCTTCTAGAGGGAGACAAATTGAATACAAAAACAAAGATAAAGATAAAGAATGTAAACAAGAAACATTATATAAATTTGTAAATACTAAAAAAGAAAATTATTTAGAATGTGTAATATGTTTACAAGATATGGAAGAAGGTCAGGGATTGATTATGCTACCTTGTTCACATATTTACCACGAAAAATGTATTTTATCATGGGTGGAACGTAAAAGGAAATGTCCATTATGTGATATAAATATATAAATATATAATATATGAAAACATTAATTTTTATTATAATATCTATATTTATTATTCTTAAAGCGATAGATAATAAATCACATTTACTAATAGAAGTTAAAGAAGAAGAAAGTATGAAAGTTGAAAAAGATAAAAATAATGAAGAAGGTACGATTGAATTAATGATAGATCAAAAATTCGACCTTGGTGATGAAGTATTAAGTAGTATACAAGAAGTTAATCCACTTAAATCATATAAGGTATGGACATATATTGAATTCATTAATGGTAGAGTTCCTTATTTTTTTAGGAAATGTATTCAAAAAATGAAGAAAGAAATTCCAAACCTTATTATCCTTACACCAAATAATATTAAACAAGTATTACCAAACTTTAAGGTTGATATGGGTAATAATGATATCCCATTAAAGAAAAGAGTTGATTTATTATATGCGTCTATATTAGCAAAATATGGTGGACTTTGTATATCCCCAGGAACAATAATTATTAATATTGATACAATGTTAAATAAACTTAAAAAATATAAATTAGTTACAATTGGTTCGTCTCCAAATGTTCTAAATTCACATAATAGCTTATTTTATCCAAATACGTATGTAATAGGTGCACAAAAAGGATTACCAATTATAGCAGAATATAAAAGATTATTATCACAATCAATCAAAGGTAGATTATTAAATAATGATATAAATATGAATGATAGTTCATATATCTTATCTCATTTATTACCAAAAATTAAAACAAAACAATTTCATTTTGGGACTGAATATGACGGAACTTATGATGATGATGGTAAGGTATTAAATATTAATAATTATTTAAGTAAGTCCCCTATTAATTTCTTAAATGAAGATAAATTAATATTAATTTCGATACCATATGATGAATTATTACTTGATATAGATAATATTTGGGTCTTAAATCTAACTATGAAAAATTTTAATAAATCTAATTTAGAAATTCAACGTTTATTAAATTAACCTGGTATTTAAAAATTAAATTTGAATAATAATTATAATATATTTATAAAATGGGGATTAAATCCTTAACACAAACGATCAAGAGGTATGCACCAGAATCTATTCATCATGATAATCTATATAAATTAAGTGGTAAAAAAGTAGCAGTTGATGCAAGCTTAATTATTTATCAACAACTATTAAATAATAAAAAGAAATTCTTTAAAAATAAAGATGGTAAGATTACAAACCATATTACAGGGTTATTCTATAAAATTATGAACTATATATCACTAAATATTGAGTTAATATTTATATTTGATGGAAAACCACCCGATAATAAACAGTTATGTATTCAGGATAGAAAAAATAAAGCAGAAAAAGCAAAAAAAATGATTGAAGAGAAAGATACTACTGATGAAGAAAAACATAAACTGGAGAAACAATCTATACGTTTAACAAAAGAAATGATTGACGATGTTAAAAAACTATTAAATTTATTTGGTATCAAATATATTCATCCAGAAATTGGAGAAGGAGAAGCATATGCAAGTGAATTATGTAGAATGGGAGTTGTTGATTATGTCCTTACAGAAGATATGGATACAATCGCATATGGTTGTCCAAAAGTAATTAGAAATTGTATTGATAAAGAACTAAAAAGAAAAGATATTATTACTATAATTGATTATGAAGTGCTTATTAGTAAACTAAATATTGACCATAATAAGTTGATAGATTTTTGTATTCTTTGTGGTTGTGATTATTGTGATCCTCCCCCTAAAGTAGGTAATATAACAGCACTTAAATTAATAAATAAATATAACACGATTGAGGAAATTATAGATGGAACAAAATATGATTTTCCTTCAAACTATTTAAATCTATTCAAAGAAGCAAAACAAAACTTCCTCTTATTCTATAATAATATTAAAGAAGAAGATATTATTTACCATACTTCAGAAAGGGATATAGATAAATTAAAAAGTTTCTTAATAGAGGATGTTGGCATGAGTCAAACACGTGTTACAAATTCATTTAAAAAATTTCATAATAATTATAAATAACTAATTAATTTTAATCAACGTGGATGATTCTGTTTTAGGATTTAATTTTTCAATCATTTTTTTTGATTCTTCTTTTTTTTCTTTTACTAATGGACATTCATGTGTGTGTGTATATCTATGTTTACTACAAAATTCACCTCCACATTTACAATTGTAATGGATCATTTTTAATTTCTTCTTACAGTATGTACATCTCTTTTTATCTGTCATAATCTTATAGATATTTTATTCAACTACTTTTTTAAATGAAAAAATAAATCAAATTTAAAAAAATGTAAATCCCCATCCTCTGAAAAAATTATTGTAATCTTTTTCATTAATTAAACCACCTCCTCCATAAAAATAATTACCTCCACCTTTTTTCACTCCCTCCTTTCCTACTCCGTCCTTCTCTTCATCCTCTTCATTCTCTTCCTTCCCTTCCTTCTCTTCCTTCTCTTCATTCTCTTCCTCTTCCTTCTCTTCCTTCTCTTCCTTCTCTCCATTTAATAGATCACGTATTGTTTTGATACGTTCATCTTCCTCTTCCTCTTCCTCTTCCTCTTCCTCTTCCTCTTCCTTATCACCTTCTTCACCTTCTTTAACCTCTTCTTCCTTATCACCTTCCTCCTTATCCTCTTCCTCTTCTTTAACCTCTTCCTCTTCCTCTTCCTCTTCCTCTTCCTCTTCCTCTTCCTCTTCCTCTTCTTTAACCTCTTCCTCTTCTTTAACCTCTTCCTCTTCTTCATCCTCTTCTTTAACCTCTTCTTCATCCACGTCATCTAATGATTCAACTTTTATTTTATGATTATTTTCATCTTGTTCTGTATCCCATTCTATTTCATTATTAATTAGTTCACCTACTTTGTTATCATCATTATCAAATATATAGTTTAAATCGTCTAATTGATGTTTATAATGAATTCCATTAAATATAACCGTTTCATATTTATTTCCTAAGTTATATTTATTATCTTCTTCATCATCGCCTTTTATTTCATCATCACTTTCATTATCATCTTTATCTATTTGATTATACCATTCTTTAATACCACCTGGATATTCAATTATATTTGAATACCCTGAATTAATTAGATGTGTTACTAATCTTTCTGAAGCATTACAATCTTTATGGGCACAGTATGTTATTATAGGGATATTCTCTTTTTCTAATTTATTATTTACGATTAACTCATTTAATTCTGAATATTTATTGATATTATCATCAATAAAATTATCTATTTTTTCTTTACGGTTTTTATTATTTAATTCGTCAACTGGTAAGTTTAATGTATCTTCAATTGATTTTTCATTATGTGATTCTTTTGGTAGCGCGTTAATTACCATATGCGATTTAGAGTTTAGATATTTCTTGAATTGTTCTTTTGTTAGATGGCAGTTAACTACTAACGTTTTAATTTCATCACTCCATACATCATCCTTTGTTAGTATAGTATAATGTACATGTCTCGGATATGTAATGTTATTGACTTTATAAGGTTGTGGACAATTAAGTACTAGAGTAGCTTTTCCTTCTTTATCAGCTCGGATTAATCCATAATTAGTTTCATTACCATATGCTACTTCTTGTGATTCTATCTTTTTAAAATCAGAGTTTGATAAAGCCGCCCAGTAAAAGATCCAAGTCTCTTTTTTTGTTTCAATTGGTATTTTTACTTCCATTTCTGTTATTTCTGGTTTATGTTCTTTAAGTTCCGTTTTATGTGGATTAAATTTTGGATTACAGTTTAACATTTTGGGTAATAAGGAATAATTTCCTTCTTTTTTATACCATAGAGGTATTTTATTCTCTACCTCAGATTCTAACTTATTAATAAGAGTAGTCTCACAATTAATACATCCCCTTGTCATTATATTAATAGAATATATTTTTTATCTTTTTACCTTACGTTTAGATTTCATTTTCCTTTTTATCTTTTTACGTTTTGATTTACGTTTTGATTTACGTTTAGATTTAAATTTACGTTTAGATTTAAATTTACGTTTAGATTTAAATTTCTTTCTTTTTTTCTTTTTTGATTTACGTTTAGATTTCTTTCTTTTCTTTGAGCCTCCACCCTCACCAATCGTAAGTGCGCTAAGATTACTTACTACTAAATCTTCGTTATCTCGTTCAGGATCACGCGGCGGGGCTTCTGTATAACCCGGCACAGGCATGGAGGGGTTTATTCTAACTTGATCACTACTCCGCTGAATGGTAGTTCCTGAAGCCATACATAAATGGTTAAATAAAACAGGTATTTTTCCAGTTATTTTATAAATTGATGTAATGATACTATCACAATCAATCTCTAGACTCCTTGCTCCCCCATCCATTTTATAATTATTTTGCGGGTCTTTCATCCAATTCCCCTGTTGGATGTCGTCAAAAACGAGAGCTGAAATATCCCCCTTTCCCCAGAATGATGGATTCATAAGTTGACCTAAATCATTACCTTGTGGCGGGATCAAGCCAAGGCCATTCCATGTATCAAAATCTTGTTCAGGAGACAGCGGCGGAGTATCTTTAAATAATTCATTAATGATATATATACCCGGAAGTTTGTTTCTATCATTATCTGAAAATGTAACATGTATATTAAAATGTGTACGATGTAGAACGGTCGGTTGTTCTATTCCATTTTGACTATCATACTCTCTAAATGTTTCATTCAAAGCATCCAGATGGATTTTAGGTGCTTCATAATCCATCCATCCTGAACATTTCATTTTATGAATAGTTTTTGCTGTATGATAATATTTACTTGTAAATACTACACCACACATACGTTCAAGCGTTTGTGTAGGTATTCCGAATTGAGGCTTGTCCGGCCGGTCATCCACCTTAGGTCTGACTTGGATCCGATCTGAAATTTTAGTCGGCACTCCATGGTCATATCTAATAGACCCATGTCCTACGAGTAATATATTAATATGGTCTCCCCCTTCAACACAATTGATCGGCCATTGTTTTAGTATTTTTTTAATCTCATCTTTTTTAATATCATCCGGCATCTCGAACCTGGGAGGCATTGCTTCACCCATTTATTAATTAATAATATTTTATTTTGACTTACGTTTAGATTGAATTCTTTTTTTCCTCTTTTTTGACTTACGTTTGGATTTACGTTTGGTTTTTGACTTACGTTTGGATTTACGTTTGGTTTTTGACTTACGTTTCGATTTTCTTTTCTTCTTCCCCCCTGATTGTTCTGTATCATCTTGTACTGTATCATCTTGTCCTGTATCATAAAGTGTTTTTCTTCTTGGATCAGAAAGTATTTCGTATGCTTCTGCTATTTTTTTAAATTGTGTATCATCTCCATCATACTTATCAGGATGATATTTTAGTGCTAACTTACGAAATTCTTTTTTTATATCATTAGAATCTGCTTCATGGGTTAAACCAAGTGTTCTATATAATCCCCGTGGATCTGGTTCTGGTTCTGGACCTCTTGGTGCTCCCCATTGTTGACCTTGACCTCTTGGTGCTCCCCATTGTTGACCTTGACCTCTTGGTGCTCCCCATTGTTGACCTTGACCTCTTGGTGCTCCCCGGCGTGGATTTGGATCCCCTTCAGCCCCGGAAAGTGACCCCCGTTGGTAACGCCCAAAAAATGTGTTGCGCGCGGATTGCGAGGCCTCTTGTGCCGCTCGTGTTTCTTGTGCTTGTTGTGCTCGTTCATATGCTTGTGCTTCTGCATTTATGGATGGTTGATATATTCTGAGTTGTTCAAAATGATAATTAATTTGTTGTTGTATTATCCATGCACATTCTAATGAAATATAGTCGTGTCGTCCACATATATTAGTTAAAACCCTTATTATAGTATTAACTTGTTCCGCGTCAAAACGCCTAGATGCGTCGAGTTTACTTTGTAGACTTTCAAGTCCTTGAAATGGCAAATATCTAAACTCTACACCAAGTATTGATTGTACTGTATTATGTGCTAGAAACCACTTAATGAATCCTTGTCCAATAGACCAAGGTTGTCTAGTCTCATCGGGAAGACCTAACCAGTATTGAATACTAGATACAGAAGACATATTTATAATATATATATATTTTAATTTATTATAATTTAAGAAAAGAAAATTGGAGAGTAGTAAAAGTAAAAAACGTTAAAACCAATTCACTTTAATATGATTTTTTAATAATTCTTTCGCATTTTTAAGTATCGATTCATATTTATCATCTAATGGGGAATTAATAATATCTGCAATTTCTTTCCCTACATTATTTGTATATCCTACAACATAACAGTTATGATCTTTTTTAAACGTATCCCCTTGTTCAACCCATTCTTTATGAAGGATTAATGCACAATCGTGGTATATTGCTTCTAGAAATGTATATTGAGTACCTCCGCCATCACCTTTAATGATGGACATATCAACAATAAAATGACAATCATTTAATAGATCTTTGCCTTCGTGTGATAGTGGTAGTGTTTTAGGGAATTTTCCGTGCCAATAATCATGAAAGTTTAAATCCTTTAATTTATGGTGTACATAGAGGCGATTTTCGGCCCCAAATATTTGTATTTTTTTATCATCATCTGGTATGGATTGATTTGCTTCGAGAATTAGATCAGTATGTTTATCAAAATCAATTCTTGAGATAGATAATGAGTAATAATCGGATGGTTCATTTCCTTTTTGATATTCATAGAAGGGGTGTGGTAAGAAATCAGTATCAATATTATATTCTTTTTTGATAAATTCTTGAACAGTCTTACGTATAGTAATGATTTTAAAATGATTAATTAGTTTAACAATTTCATTTTCCTTTCCTTTGAGTTCTGTAGGGTCGTGGATGATTAATATTGTACCTTTTGGGAATCTGTGTAAATATTCCCAATAATGTTTATCAACCGCAGTAATTATAAGTTTATCTTTTTTTAGTAAATCATCGATATTGGTATTTTGATATTCAACACCATAACCATAATTTCTTTTTTTGGATTCTGTTCTTTTTGTTATTTTAAATAAATCACAATTATATTTTAAACATAAATGTGAAGTAAAAGTGACCCAACCACCGTAAATCGGTTTAGCCATATAGATTAAGTTCATAGTTTATACTATAAAAAGAAATAATTTTAAATACTTTAAGGACAATCATCTTCACCTGATATACAATCTGGTGGTGTTGTTAAACTACAATCATCTCCAAAACCAATTTGTTTTCCTTCTGTTCTTTCGCATTGTTTATTACATCTTCCCCAATCAACAATACATGTAGTTGAAGAATAATGTTGTGTTATTTCAGTTGGATATTCATTATTATCTGCTAACTCTCTAAGGATATCATTACTGCCTGGTATTATGTGTCCACTTCTACAAAATACATTTGGCCGAAAATCTGCATAGCTTGTTTGCCGATAACTACTGGTTGTTGGTGTTCCGAATAGAGACGACTTCCTGCCGCCGCGATGCTCCCAGGTTCTAACGCGGAGAGAGCCGGAGCCTTCGGCTTCATCGAGTTGCTGAGATACCGATTCAGGAAAATTGTTTTTTTGCTTCAGTTTTGTTTTAATTACTTGTCCATCGTGGGCAATTTTCCAGTCCCAAGGGACATGATGACAAATATCATTTGGAGAATTTATAATTCCATTCTCGTCAATAATTTTATTGTTATATAAATGGTTACAATCATTTGCACTATTTTGCCCGGGCTTATATTGCGTGCGAACCGTATCCCCGGATCCTTCTGCCTTCCATTTTTTATGAGTACCACACATTGTACCAGTATCCTCCCAAACGTCTGAGGCTATAAATTCAATATTTTTACCTTCATTTAATATTGATCCATCATTCATATGTCGTGCGGTCCCTTCAAACCCACTACAGTCTTCGTCGGCCGGACTGCTTTCTCCTGGTACATATATATCATTTAGTCTTACAATTCTAAAATCAGGACTACAATTCCATATACACATATCCCTTAGATTTTTAAGTTCAAATAAGTTGTTTGGAATATTCATTTGTTTTTTCTGATCCCAACGTTTAAATACACCGTTAATTGTATTAAGTGATCCCATCTTTTCAGGTTTCCAAACTTCTTTTTGTTCAGCATCTAAAGGTAGTGGTATTCCCGAACCTCCCGCGATACCACGAGACTGCCACTGCTTAATTCTATTCCTCGTCAAAAGAGAATTTTGATTAGTTGGACTTCTACTTGCGCGCAGCGCAGGCACGCGCCCGTTCCACCGCTGTGCATCGTCGCCATATAAATAATAAGCAAACTGTTCTTCCCATCCACTAGGGTGTGTATCTATTCCAGCTTTCATATCTTCTGATTCTCTACCTAAATATTCAGCATATAAGTGACACTTTCTTCCCGCTGGACATTGACCTTGTGGAGAGGTTGAAAAAGGACATTTATATTCACCGTCGACCCCCCCGTGTGGACATTCTTTTCCTCCATTCTTACCAACATCTAATATACTCATTCTTTGTTTACATTCGCTATTACATTCTGTAGTTGAATATCGACAATCTAATGGCATAGGGACACTCTCTAATATTCTTTCTTCCCTTTTTTTTGGCCAAAGATCACCCCCTTGTCTTCGTAAATAAGGATAAGCCCGATTCTGTTTTAGTCCCTTACTTTCAGTATAATTTCTAGTGCCATCTTCATAGGGTCTGATGTATGTATTTATATTTTCTTCAGGGATAGTTAATCTTAATGGAGTATTATTAACACCCTTACCTTCAAGCATAATTTTTTGTCCTAATTCTTTTATTTTAGTTTCTGCTTCTTCAACATAATCTAATGGAGCTCGAAACATTATTGTATAAGTAAATGGCATACTAATAAAATTACCCCAACTATAGTTATAGTTATCGTCTATTAACTTGAAATAATTTATAGGGACTCCATCAGGTGTCATACCTACACGAGATACTTTAAATTTCTGTTTTCTAAGGCCTTCATACCTCTCTTCTGGAATAAATTCTCCATTTTCGTCTAATTCATCCGGTTTAATACCATCAACTGTACCTATATTTAAAGGATATACATCATTAAGAATATTTAATTCATTGATACTTGAAGCATATCCTTCTTTTCGTGGATCATGTTCATCCATTGAAATTTTTTGATTTGACCCTGCTATTTCTATATCTACTTTAGAAAATCCTTCTATCTTTTTAAATTCTTCTATTAATATACGAGCTAATTTTGGCCTTATAAACTTTTGTATCCAGTGACTTGCTGATCCCCGCGTGCCTCCCCAGTTCTCTCGATCCTTAGGTAGTCTCGGAATTTCATCGGCCAAGGCCCTATTATTTTTTTGAGTAAAATTAAGTATTTTTGGATAATCATCGTCAAAAATACCTTTTCTTTTTTTCTCGTGCATATGGGTGTTGATCAGTTTCCCGGCGGGTTCAATTCCCGTCGATCCGTTAAAATATATATCTTCAGTACCCGGAATAGTCGTTGTAATTAATCGGGCCCATTCTTCTTTTGATATATTAAATGATATTACTTGTTGCATTGCTAATTGGAGGTTACTCATACATGAACTACAAGTTTTTTCTTCGTTAGTATCAGGAATACACGTTATTCCATCCACTTGTTCTTCTATTTTATACTTACTTTTACATTGATTATTATCCCTCCACTCCTTCCATTCATTCGATACCCTTACAGGGTCAGGGGAGCCCACTATTGTTCTATCATCCTCAATCCATTTACGTCTAGTGTAATTAGTCTCATCCCGATATTCTGATTTTATATACCTAAAAGGTGGTTTAAATATACAAGAAGGATTTGGTTCTATTTCTCTGCTCCCCACACGGGGTTGTGGATTACTGACATTATCGTGACCATCCCCACAAAAGTAATACGAATACGTACCATCATCATGACGATAACTATCACTAGGATCCATCAAAGGATGACATTTATTGTCGATTGCAATTGATGTACATTCTTTATTCATATTATCCGGTACAAGAAATCTAGAGGGCATTCCACCACAATCCTGTGTTGGTGCATCCAATCCATTATAATCTTTATGACATTTACCCCACCAAACTGACCTCCTCTGGATATTCTGCCTATCACATAATAGTTTTGCTTCATTCACATCTCGTGAACCTTGAATACCCCAAGAATAATTTTCATTATTTTCGTGTTTTTTTAATATGTCTAATTTCTCAGTACATTTGAATGCTTTATTAATCTTATTACTAACTGTAAACGGGGAAGGAGTATTATTACTGTGATCAGTACCTCCACCATATCTTAACCAAGGGGGCGTTTCACAATTACCCCAACCACCTTTACAAGCACATTGACCTTCTCCAATATTACATTGTTGAACTTCACCATTATAATTATCACAAGGTAATCCCCCTTCACCAGCTTCGTTTTGAATAGTAAATGTTTTATTACAATTTACGTCACATTCACTCCAAGATCCTACGCAATCATTGCTTAATATATTACTTATTATTGATGATACTACTAAATTACCTTGACTCGCGTCGTTAATTATACTATTATTTATAGATTGGATGGTAGATGTGGTTGTTTCACAATCATTTAGACAGATAACTTCTATTTTATATTTTACAATTACACTACCTGACTCTATACTAGTAATTATAATATTATTTGAATTAAGTGAAATATTATCTTGGGAATATTTTTCAATTATCTTATTCTTAAAATCATTCTTAAATTCATCTATATTACTAATATTACTTAATTCAGTATTGAATGATATTTCACCATTTATAGTAATAACATTATTTTGTTCTACTGGTGCTCTAACTTCTGTTGATTGTCCTGTATTAGGGTCTATATTTGTTGTTATTATTACTGGATCACTATTTCCATCAATCACCATAACACCTTGATCATTCTCAATAACGGGTGTTTCAACCCTTACAGTATTACCCGTAGATATATCGACTTGATTGACTACAATTACAGATGGTCTATCAACATCAGGAACAACCGTTCCATCTGAATTTATTCTTGTAGATGTATGTACAGTAACGCTTTCATTTGTCCTCGGATCAACCATTTGACTTATAATTATGGGAGGACTTTGTTCATTAGGAATAATATTACCATCGGGGTCCTTTGTTGTTTCTTGATGTACCGTTAAAATATTACCTGATTCATCCGTTATTTCAGATACAATTAAAGGGTTAAAGTCTGTATCAGGGACTATATTCCCATCAGTATCTAACTTACTTATTATATGGACATTCTTAATATTCCCCGAAGAATCAGTTATTTCTTGTATAACTATTGGTCTACTGTTTGGTAGACATTCACCTTGTTGTTGACCTGATAATTGACAAATAGTAACTGCTCCATCTTCTTTTTCACAATCTAAACCATTTCCAGACTTAGGAATACTTACAGTATATTGTTTCATACACATATTATTACATTCTCCCCAAGAGCCAGTACAATTAACATCAGGTACGGCACATTCACCTTCACCTGGTTCACATCCTTTAACTTCTTGATCTAAAAATTCACAAGGGTCACCTAATCCATTTGAAGGTTGTGTAATTGTATATTTTTTATTACAATCAACATCACATGTACTCCATTCTCCAGTACAGTTATTATCAGGGGATTTCCAACCATGTTCCCAACTTGGATAACCATCGTCCCTTAATTGTCTTAATGTTAAATTATCGGGGTCAAAACCTTCTATACTTCCTTTTTTATTTCCCAATATTAATATTGTTATTAATACTGATACTATTAATAAGGGGATTAATATATTAATATTATTTACCATATATATATATATAATTTACTTATTTTTTTTGATTAAAATATTTAATTACTTTAAAAAAATGAAACAACGACATTTTTTGTATCATTATTATTATTATTAACTGTATCAATTGGTTGTAAATTATCAAGTAATACACGATTACCACCAGAGATCCCCTCTACATTTCCATCTTCTTCATCTTCTTCATCTTCTTCACCTTCTTCATTTTCTTCATCTTCTTCATCTTCTTCATCTTCTTCATTTTCTTCTTCACTTGATGATTCTTCATTTTCTTCATCTTCATCGTCATTTTCTTCATCACTAGTTGATTCTTCACTGGATGATTCTTCACTGGACGATTCTTCTTCAGATAATTCTTCACTATTATCTAACTTTATTTTTTTAGGTTCATCCTTGTACTCTTTTTTTTCAAAATCTAATAATTCAGTAAATATATTCGGGAGTGTATTTTTAGGGACTAAAATTGAAAAAGTATTTTTTAATTGTTCATTTTTGATTAATGAACGTTGATATAAAAACTTGTTTAGAAGCATAATTATAATATAAAATAAAAAAATTACGATTAACGGCCTTCACCAGTACCTTCACCAGTACCTTCACCAGTACCTTCACCAGTACCTTCACCAGTACCTTCACCAGTACCTTCACCAGTACCTTCACCAGTACCTTCACCAGTACCTTCACCAGCGGATTCGTCTCCACCTCCACCAGTACCGTGGACAGCATCATCCCAGTATATTTTGTCAGCTTCATCAGTTGGGCGATTAATCATCCAGTCACTCTTAGCTGGATTATCGGCTCTTCCAAAATTACCATGTCCACTGTGTTCGCCTGTTTCACCTGCATGTCCCTCTAGTAATCCTTCTTTATTTAATAAATAAAGGGATAAAAGAATAATTAAAGCATACATTAATTGTGTTGATGTAACCTTAATCTTAAAAGTTTTTTTTGCCATTGTTTATATAATAATAAATAAAAAAATTTATTATAAAAATAATCTATTTTGTTGCTATGTATCAGGATTACTTTCGGTTTTACTTAGACCAGGGGAACTATCCGCCTCAGCGACCCTTGGCCTTTCCCTGCTTATCGGATAATGCCTGGTACTTCTTCGCGTCCCGCTCAGCTTTGTCGAGTCGAGCTTGCATGGATTTATTCGGAGACATGATTCTCGAAACTTTCTTCACGGCTTTGCGCGCCCCAACTGGGATCTGGGACGAGCCCTTCCACGATACATACTTGTCCCATTGTGCCTGTTCTCTTCGAACGCGATCCTGGTCCCGATTAAACCGCCAAGCAGAGGTCTTCCTCCCGCTTCTGATGTAACGATATTCCGGTCTCCTATACTTACTATTCCAGCCGGACTGTCTGATGAACGGCCCTCGGGGACTCCGCGGCTTTGGCATGCCTTCAGTAGTTTTGCCCCTAAATATTAGATATACTAGTACTAAAATAACTGCTCCACAAAGCATTTGTTCGTTTGATAGTTTTCCCATTTTATTATATATCAACAAAAAAAATTTGAATTAAATAAATTAAATAAATTAAATAAATTAAAATATTAAAGTATTAGAATATTAAAATATTAAAATGTCAACCTTAGAGCAATTTAAAAATGAGAATGACTTGGAAGTCGGTTTAGATGAAGCAGGTAGAGGGTGTTTATTTGGACCTGTTTGTGTTGCTGGAGTTATTTGGTTAAAGGAAGAACCAACTGATTCTATTACTATAAAGGACTCTAAAAGATGTAATGAAAAATATCGTAATAAATGTGCTGATTATATTAAAGGAAATGCTATTACATATTCTATCCATATGATAGGTAATAGTATTATTGATAAAGAGAATATTTTAAAATGTTCAATTGATGGTATGCATCAGTGCTTAGATACTATATCTGAAAAAAGTGATTTTAATTCTATTTTAGTTGATGGAAACCATTTTAGAACTTATTATAATCCGGTAAAAGACGAGTTTATCGATCATGAATGTATTATTAAAGGGGATAATAAGTATAAAAGCATTGCAGCCGCAAGTATTCTAGCAAAAACACATCGTGATAATTATATCTTAGACTTAGTTAAGAGGTATCCTGATTTAGAAAAATATGATATTCAGAACAATAAAGGATATGGAACAAAAAAGCATATGGATGCAATCAAAAAATATGGAATAACTCAATGGCACCGCAATACATTTGCCCCTTGTAAAGGTTTAGAAATTAATCAAATGATAGAATAACTTTTTCAAGTTCTCTATCTTTTGTCAACATATCAATTTGTTGAGGAATTACTTGATAAAATAACCTTTTTTCGCCTTTAACATATTTTTCTTTTGATATTAATGTATAATTATGTGTTTTTAGGAATTGTCTTAAAATTGTTACCGTTTTTTTTTCATTTAAATTACTTAGATATTTCTTTGATTTACATGGCAAATAATATTTATTTAATTCATCAATTATTTCATTTACTTTTTCAACCGTCTTTAAATCTTGTAAATTATCTCTTGTAAATGAGTGATTATCATTTATATCTTTAATTCCAAATAATTTTAACAAACTTTCAGTAAACTTTAAATCCGGATAAGTACGAAATAATTGATTCTTCATATTTTAGTAATTATTTTAAAAATAAGAATTATTCAAATATACTTTCTTTTTTTATTATATTTTTAAATTATTTATTTAAAAATTATCAGTTTTATCATTTAAAATAAAAAATAAATAGTATTATAATAGGAATGTCTGAAAAGGATAAACAATTAGTTAATGTATGGGATATTATTGATACATTCTTCAGAGATACAGATTATTACAAATCTCAACATCAAATTGATTCATTTGATGAATTTATATTTTCGGAACAAAACGGACTTAAAAATATAATCAAACGTGAAAATCCATTTATATTATTTAAAGGGGGTGAAGGTGGAAGTGATTTTTCATATGAAATCCGTATTTATTATGGAGAAACATTAGATGAAGAAACAGGTGAAATTATTCCTAATAAAGAGAATATATTTGTTTCTTCTCCTGCAATATATAACAATGATAAATTAAATACAATGTATCCAAATGATGCTAGACTTAAAAACCTTACCTATAAAAGTAATATATTCTGTAATATAGGTATTCAATATATATTCCATAAACAGGATGGTAAAGTAATTATTAAAAACTTTGAAAAGATAAATATTGGATCTATTCCAATTATGATTCATTCAAAGCTTTGTTTATTACATAAATTAGATCCTATTAAATTATCTGATTTTGGAGAATGTCCTTATGATCATGGTGGTTATTTCATTATTAATGGAAAGGAAAAAGTTGTATTATCACAAGAAAAGAAGGTGAATAATATATTATATATTAATAAGTCCCCTGAAGATAATATAATACTTCAAGGGAATATTAAATCAATTTCAAATGAAGGTTTTCAATCTTCAAGGACAAATTATGTATCTTATGTAAGGAATAAAGTTAGAAGTAAAATTGGAAATGAAACTATTATAAGGGAAGAAAATACTTTTACAGTGCGTATATTAGGTTTTAACGATAGTGAAGGGAAAGAATGGAATATTCCGTTATTTATATTATTTCGGGCATTAGGTATTTTAACTGATAAACAGATTCTTTCTTTAATAATTTATGAGAATGATAATGATCAATTAAAAAATATGTTATATCAACTAATCTTACCAAGTATAAAGAATTCTGAACCTATTTATAATCAAAAAACAGCTTACAAATTATTATCATTAAATACCAAAGGAAAAGAAAACTTTAATGTTATTGATATTCTAAATCATAATTTATTTCCAAATTATGGTACGGATAATCGTTCAAAAGCGATGTATCTTGGATATATAGTAAGGAAAGTATTACTTACACACCTTAAAGTAATTAATGAGACTGATAGAGATTCATATATTAATAAACGTGTCGATTTACCTGGTTCATTATTACTTGAACTTTATCGTGAATTATGGGGTAAGTTTAAAAGAAGTACATCATTACAAATTGATGCTGAATATAAATTAAATTACGAATCTATGATTGATTCTGATATTTCAAATATTATCAATAATTTGAATAGTTCAAAGGTATTTAATAATTCAATTATGAATACAATTGTTAAATCCTTTGGGGCAAGATTTGGTACTGGAATATCAAGTAGACAGGGTATAGTTCAAGATTTAAACCGTAATGTTATGTTAGGTACTCTTTCACATATAAGAAGGATATCAATACCATTACCATCTGGATCAAAGTCAATTGGACCACGTAAGTTACATAATTCTCAGTGGGGATTTATATGTCCAACTGAGTCTCCTGATGGTTCAAATGTTGGAATAATTAATCATTTATCAATTATAGCCCGTGTTACAACAAATATATCTGAAGATAATATACTTAGTTCATTAAATGATTCAGGTGTAATATTATTAGATACTATTATTCCTAAGGATATTTATCATTCAACTCGTGTTTTCTTAAATGGTCGCTTTGTTGGTATTCATTATGATCCAGCTGAGTTATTCAAATATATGAGATTATTGAAATTAAATAGTTTTATTAATATTACAACATCTATTTCTTGGAATATACATACGAATGAATTTCATGTATTTTGTGATTCTGGACGTATTATTCGCCCTGTTTTTAACCTTAAAGATGATGGTGAAGGTGTTAAATATAATGAATTAATTTCAGGGGATTATACAAAAATAGAGACTTGGAAAAAAGCTATCCATGGTTATCTATATGAAATAGATCCCACTATTGACTTTACAACATCTACTTATTTTAAAGATGAATTAGATAAATTAAAAGAAAAAAGTAATTATATTGAGATATTAAATAAGAATGCATCTGTAATTGAATATATTGATTCAATTGAATCTGAAAATGCTTTAATCGCAAAAGATATGAGAACATTTGAGGATAGACATACACATTGTGAAATTCATTCTTCATTAATGTTGAGTGCTGTATCATTAAATATTCCCTTCCCAGAGCATAGTCAATATCCACGAAATGTTTTTTCTTGTCAACAAACGAAACAAGCAGTGGGTATTTATTCATCGGCATATAATACCCGATTTGAAACATTTGCACATATCTTATATTATCCGCAACGACCAATTGTTACTACTCGTTATAAGAAATATACCGATGTAGATAAATTACCTTACGGGATTAATGCGATTGTTGCGATCGCTTCTTATTCCGGTTATAATCAGGAAGATGCCCTTATTATTAATAAATCTTCGGTTGATAGAGGTTTATTTAAATCGTTATATTTACGAAGTTATGAAAGTAAAGAAGAGAATCAAAAAGGGAATAAAGTCTATTTTGGTAATCCTTTATTAGAAAAAAATATTCAAAAATTAGATACAAATAAATATACAGACATTGATGATAATGGATTCATTAAAGAAAATACATATATTACTCACGAAAATACTATTGTTTCAAAATGTACAAAAGATAAGATAAATGGAAAGGAAATCACAAAAGTTAGTGGTGAAAAAATCAAATATGGTACTTCCGGTATTGTTGATAAAGTAATTGTTACTCAAACAGAAGAAGGATTGCGTAAATGTAAGGTGAGAATAAGGAAAGAAAAGAACCCGGGTATTGGTGATAAGTTTGCTTCGCGATGTGGACAGAAAGGAATGTGTGGAATGGTTCTTCAAGAATGGGATATGCCCTTTACAGAACGGGGGATAGTACCTGATATTATTATTAATCCCCACGCAATTCCTTCGCGTATGACAATCAATCAATTATTAGAAGTTATTTTAGGTAAGAGTGCCTGTTTAGGTGGATATTTAGGAGATGCTACACCCTTCCAAAATAATGACATTGATGAATTCTCAGATGTTTTAGAAAGCTTTGATTATGAAAAAAATGGAGATGAAGTAATGTATTCTGGTATAACAGGAGAACAAATAAAAACATCTATCTTTATAGGTCCAACATATTATCAGCGTTTAAAAATTATGGTTGATGATAAAATCCATAGTAGATCAACAGGTAAGCTTCAACATCTAGTAAGACAACCAACTTCAGGAAGATCAAATGAAGGTGGTTTACGTATAGGGGAGATGGAACAATGGAGTATCTGGGCACACGGTTTATCATATTTTATGAAAGAAAGTGTAATGGAGAGGTCTGATGCATTTAAAGTTGAAGTTGATAAAAAAACAGGGTTAATATCTTATGATGATAAAAAAGAGGATAAAGTAACTGTAAATATACCATATTGTATGAAATTATTAATTCAAGAACTCCAAACTATTTCAATCGCTCCTAGAATTGTTACTGAATCAATTATTGGTAATATACCAGTATTTAAATATCTCCATCAAAATGTATCTAAAAATTCAATTGAACCTGATTATGATTATGAAGAAGGTGATGAACCTGAAAATTGATATTTCAATATCTGAAATAATTTTGTAGCCTCTGTACGGTATTTTTCATCCTTAATATAGATTCTAAGAATATAACGATTATTATTAATCAAGCCTGTTTCTTTAGAAAAATATTTTTCTTCTTTATAATATTTACAATTTTCCTCGTTTGAATTTGATATATTTATACTATCAACTACTATATTTACTTTATCATAAGATAAATATGGTTTATAGATTTTATGGATTAGTAGTTCTCCAACACATTTATAGATATTACGTGATGTAATTGAATGGATAATATCTCTCATATTTATTTCATTTGTATTTAGCCCTTTTTTTAATGTCTGTAAGTGTGTAATACTATCATTTAATTGAATGAAATCAGACCAAGTATCGTTTTCAATAATTCCTTTAATATTATAAAGATTATTAAATTCTCTGATAAAATCTTTCATCATGAATTCAATACTTCTTACTGTTCTATGATTATATACTTCCTTATACATAATAGAACGGACATGAAAGAATTCTTCAATATTTGTTCTAACTTTTTCAGAATATATAATTTCACCATTACTAATTTTTGAATTTTGCATAATTCTTTCAGATTCAATTCCATAATTTAATCCAGTCATTTTAATATCCCTCAGAAGGTAATCAAAACGATCAACATCAATACCATTATTATTCGATACGATCTGATACATAAACTTCTTACCCTCTTCAATTGAAATATCTTTTGGATATATATAATGAATAATATCCTGTAATTCTTTATCATTAAAACCAAAATCATATTTTTTATTCATCATCTTAAATAACTCACCAGAACGATATTCGTGATTTTTATCTTTATCAAAAAACTCATCAAATAAATGACTATACGGCCCGTGTCCAATATCATGAATTAAAGCGGCGATTGTAATACAATCGATATCTCTTTTATTAAAATATTTTTCTTGACAATTTAGAATATGAATATATTTTTTTGCTAAATGATAGACTCCAATTGAATGTTCAAAACGTGTATGTACTGTACCAGGGAATACAAAATTACAACATCCTAATTGTTTTATATAACGTAGTCTTTGAAACTCATCCGTATCAATAATTCGTTTTGCAAGTGGGTCAATCTCAATACTTCCATGAATAATATCATAAATTTCCATAAATAAATTATAATATAATTAGAATAAAAAAATCAAATTTTATTATTTAAGAATTATCGTTCAGTATTAACTAATGATGGAATCTAAATTATTACTTCTAAGTAATACAACTTTTTATAAACACGTCTTACATTATATATATAGTACTTATACTGAAAAGATAAATGAATTTGAATATATTGCTGAGAGTACTGTAAAGCCTTATGAATATATTAGAAGGGGTGATAGAGGTACAATTAAGGTATGTAATCCAACTGATACAAATTTTAATATAGAATATAATGATAAAATTATAAATTTTGATTTAACTACGACTGAGTATAAAAAAACACCATATAAAATCCTTGTCCCTGGACCAGGGTGTAATTCATCACCTGAGGAAACAATTCTAAAAACAGCTACACTCAGTGCTGATAATAAAGAGATATTAATAGAGTTTGTTGATAAAGCAAAAAAATATTGTGAAGATCAAATTAAATTAACAAAGAAGTCAACAAATAAGACTATTAAAGTTAATATGTGGAGAAAAGATTATTGGAACCTATTATTTAAGAGCCCTAAAAGACCCCTAGAAACACTCTATTTAAAAGAGGGTCAAAAAGATGATTTATTGAAAAATGTAGATAGTTTTTTTGATAATGATACAAGGGCCGAATATTTAGAACATGGTATTCCATATAAAAGTGTATTTATGTTATATGGACCACCTGGTACGGGTAAGACAAGTACAATTAATACAATCGCTTCTCATTTTGATTGTGATGTTTATGTTATTCCTATCTCAAAAGAGTTAACTGATTATGGATTAATTGATGCCATTTCTTATTTAGAAGAAAAGGAGGATAGAAAAAGGATCATTGTAATTGAAGATATTGATTCAATATTTACAAACCGGAAGAAGGGTGATGATGATAATGGGATAACATTACAAGGATTATTAAATTGTTTTGATGGATTTTCTTGTGTTGAAGGGACACTATTATTTATCACAGCAAATAATCCAGAAGTAATTGATAATGCTTTATTTAGGTCTTGTAGAGTTGACTATAAATATGAATTATCATATGCAGATGAATTTCAAACAAAATGTATTTTTGAAAGGATGGCTCCAAAAAATGATAAAGGAACTTTTACTAAGTTTTTTAAATTAATTAAAAATAGAGAATATACAACAGCAATGTTGCAAGAATTTTTATTCTTTAATAGGGAAAAAGAAACTATTTATGATATTATTGATTCATTTTATAAAATTATTGAAATGAATCAATCAGATCATTTTGAAAAAAAAAATAAAGTAATGTATAATTAAATAAAATTTGATTTAATATATAAACAATAATATATAAATAATATAAATGAATATAGTTGAAAAAATTAACCGTTCAAGATATAATCTAAAAGAAATTCTATCAAACGAATGGGATACTGATATTATTCACGATCTTTCAGATCAAGAAATTGAAAAAATGTATACAATACAATCATCAAACTCACATTTTCCGGGTGTTGCAGCAGGATGTAATTTAAAACTACAACATCGTTTTATACCAGGACATAGCCTCCATATTATTTACTATAACTTTCCAGAAGTTGGAAGATTAAGTTCAAAAGTTACTAAATCAGCGTGTGATAAACTCTATGATTTTTATAATAATGAAAATGTTAAAAAAGAAGATAGTTTATTTATAATTATCAATGATACTATTTCAGAATCCCTCTCGACCAGTTTTGATAACCTTAATATAAAATTACAAAATGATTTTGAAGAAGGTATCTCAAAAGATATTTTAGATGAAATGAAGGAAAATGATTTTTATTTAGAACAAAAACATTTTCGTAATGTACATCTATTCGGAATTGATAGCTTTACGAATAATTTACTAAAACATCGTTTAGTACCAGAACATATACCAATACGATCAAATAAAGAAGTAGAAAAAATATTAAAAGAATGTAATTGTAATAAATCCCAATTACCAATTATACTGAAAAACGATATTGTTAGTAGATTAATACGTCTAGCAAATGGAGATATTTGTAAGATTTTAAGGACAAGTGATAAATGTGGTGAATATCCATTTTATCGTATTTGTCGGTAATTTATTCTGTATAGGGTTTAGATTTTTCTAATTCATCATATACACTTCTGGGAACATATTTAACCTCAATACCTTTTTCACATGATGGTTTCATTTGATGGGCATATCCTGCGGTAATAAATAAGATACCTAGAGTAAACAAAATTAAGTTAAGTCTCATTATATTTATTGTTTTTATTTTATTTTTATTTTTTTATTCGGGGCGAGGCATATAAACGACTTTACATTTTTTTAATATTTTTCTATCATAATAATTTACTACACCATAGGTAATTATAATTGATGAAGCTAAAAATAATACTATTATAATTGATCTCATATATATTAATATTATTTAATTTTCTTTAATTTTATTTGCCATCCAAGGGTCAACCCCTTCCAATGACTTCTTTAAATCTTCATCAACCTTAATAACGTCTGGTTCCGGTTCAGATTCAGGTTCCGGTTCAGATTCAGGTTCCGGTTCCGGTTCCGGTTCCGGTTCCGGTTCCGGTTCCGGTTCCGGTTCCGGTTCAGGTTCAGGCTGTGGATCTTCACAAATACATTTTTCTGGTTCAGTACAACATTCTTTTTCTCCACCGATTACTTCTTCAATAACTTCAACAGATTCTTCTTTATCTACAGAGATATCTTCTATTTCTTTTACACCTTCACCTTTTTCTTCTTCTTCTTTAGCATTTTCTTCTGCTTGTTCTTTCTTCTTGCGAATTACTTCTTCGCGTGCGGATTTAATTTTATCTCTTTTTTCTTCTTCATAGAAAACATCTTTATCAACTGTATTTTCTTTATATTTTTCCATCATTTCATTTAATTGTGAATTAATAAATGATTCGTCTTCAATTTTATCGGCACATGGATCCCAAGGTAACCAATAACCGACTTGACCAACAAAAACGTGAAAATCACTATCAATCATTTGAAGTTTTTTCGCACGCGTCTCAGCTTCACCTTTCGTATTGTATGTCCCTCTTACTTTAAGTCCGCGTATATTTGTACGGAAATCATTTTGTTCATCAAAATCTTTTTGAAGGTTATCATCAAATTTATAGGTAAAATCTTTATATTGTGACATTACTTTCTTAAAATCCATATCTTTATCTTTGCAGATTGATTGAAGGAACTTTGCTACTTTAAAACTTTCTTTTGATTCAATTAAAGATTCAGGTGATACAAATGATAAGCATACATAATTTTGTCCTGGAATTTGATCATCTACTTCAAGGTAGTCGACTTTTTCTTCTTTTTCACCCATTTATATAAATATGATTATATTTTTTTAAATATTTTAAACTAATATAATGGTAAAAGTTAATGTTGCGGGACATGGTGTTGTTGAAATAAGTTCCGATGAATATCAAGGTAATATACACGAGTTTCTTAAAAAAATATTTTCAAAAATAAGGCCTGGATTAACTACTGAGGATTATAATAATAAATATCGAGGGAAATGGACATTGATTACACTTGATGGTCGTTTATTAAGCCCTGGTGTCCGTACAAGGGGCCATGAAGAATTAACATCGGAGCAAATAAAGGATATTATTGAAGAAAGTTCGCGTTTAAGGTTAGTAATTGCCCCACTTCCTCTGAGGGCTAAAAAGAATGAAGAGGTTATTGAACTCGAGGATAAAATCACTCAAATGAAAAGTGATATGTTAACAACCGGTATTGATAAAACAAAGGGTATTACAAAAGCAAAGGATAAAATAGAACAAATAATGAAAAAACAACCGGCATTTGTTTTTGGGAAAGTTAAGATACTTCCTCAATTGACATTATCATTAAAACCACCTACTGAAAAAACAAAAAAGTGGAGTCTAAAAATAAATGAAGGTCCATATATACAAAAATCGGGTAAGAAGAAAAGAAAGAATACTCAAAAACGGAAGAAAAGAAAGAATACCCGGAAAAAGAAACAAAGGACAAGTAAAAGAAAGTAGATTTTAGAATAATTCGTTAGTATTAAATTTAGAAGGTATATACTTATTGTCTGTTTGACTCCATTTATTAATTTCTACTTCACCACCCCCTAAATTAACACTACTTGTGCTCCATTGATTGTTTGTTTTATAATTCCACCAATATGTTCCATATGGTAGATTATATTTTTTGATATTGGATATATCTTCACCTTTTATAGAAGAAGTTACTTTACCCCATAGAGGTTCTTTTTTTGTTTCACCCGTCCGTGTATTTACAAAAAAGATAAAATTTCCAAATATCTTTCCATCATTCTCTCCAATTTTGTTATAAACTTCAATCCATTCTTGATTTTTATTCATAGGATTATTAAATGTATAATATTTTTCACTTCCAGGATAATTATTAATCCAAATATCTTTTGTAACTTTCATCCATTTCCAGTATGTTTTCTTTCTACTCCATTTTCGAATCCATTTAACCCCTTTATTTTCTATTTTTAACCATTTAATTATTCTATCATCTATTTTAAATGGATTACATCCACAAGATTTATCTTCAAATGTACATGAACAAGGCCCTAAACGACAATTATTATAATTTTCTGTATCCAAGTTAATTTCATTACACCTTTTTGAACCAACAATTGGAATAATCCAAGATCCTCCATATCCACAAACTGTATCATTATTCTGTTGTATTTTATTTGGATTTATAGAACAACAATTATCTGGTTTACAGTCTTCTTTTTTTTCGGGAACACCTTCACTAAAATAGTTTGGATTATTTGATATCCACTCTTCAGTATAATTATTTTCATCTGTAAGTAATTCTGCAATCTCTTTTTCTTTTTGTTCAATACGTTTTTCAAAAATTCTTTTTAGTTGATGTGAACGGTTTAATTTTGATAGTATCTTTGTATATTTAATTTCTCCATATGATTTTTGATAATCTATAATTGTTTGTATCATTATTCTAGCCTTATCTAAAATATAATTCAAGGTTTCCATAATCTCTGATATACTTGGATCTTCTTTTTCATTCAATTTATCAATAATATTTAATTCATTATTTATCCATTCTTCGGTTTCTTCTTCTCTATAATTACATATTTCTTTATTTTTTGAAGTATAAATATTATCAATTGGACAATGATCATATTTTGTAGGAGCTACTTTTGACCTTCTTATTTCAACCTTAAAAATTTCAAGTTCTTTAACTGCTTTCTCAATTATAGTATTTTTTATATAGCTATTTAGTTTATTGTTCTTTTTAAAGGAATTAATTTCATTTTTTTCTCTTTCTGTTAATTCATCTATTTTACATTCATTTTGAATATCATTATTAATCAATATACATGTATTATAATTTGTTGATTTTAATTTACATTCTTTATTTAATCCAATTAATCTACAATATTCTTTTTTATTATGTTCATAAAAGATATTCAAAAATTCTTCTTCTTTTTTAGTTTTCTCTTTTATTAAATCTTTTAATTGATTTTGATGTGTTTTCCAAATAACAAGTGATCTTTCATTAAGTATATCATTTAAGTTACTTTCATTTTCATTAATTATACTCATTTTTTTAGGAATATTACCGTAAGTATATTCAACCGAACCATTCCAATCAGTCGGAAAGCCTAATAATTGATTAATAAGTAATTCTTTGTCATCAAAATGATTTATTAAACCTTCTTTTGTATTCTTTTTTTTAAAAATAAATATAAGTAAAATAATAATTAAGATTATTCCAAAGAAGTTTTTAATTTCCATATATAAAAAGAATATAAAATTATTGTTTGATATTCTTAATAAAATAAAAAAAAATTAATGAATATAAATTAATACCAATCGGGAAGATTATTCAGTCAAATATTTTTAAACAATACGTTTATATCTTTCTTCAAATAGATCTAATTCTTCTTTCCAAATATCTTTAATGTCCTTATTTTCTAAAGATTCAAATTGATTCCTTTTTTGAATTATATCTTCTTTTAATTCTTCTACTTTTTCTAATGTAAAACTATAAACAGATAGATTGAGCAAATAATTATACTCATTTTTAACTTCAATACTTTCTTCATAGGGATGAATACAATTATTATCATAAAATGGGAATTCAAAAGACCTTAAAGAATTGATAATTGATACCTTTGATTGTTTGTATACTTTAATTTTTTCTTCAATTACATATTCAATAAACTTCATTTTTGATTCAAATAACTCGATATCTTTCTTTATATTCTTTAAGAGGTAATCTTTCCTTTTTTGATACATGTTTAATCTTGTGTAGAAATGTTCATCCATTATTTGATAGATTGTTTCATATTTATGAATAGTACCATCTTTATTATAAAGGTGGAGGTTACTTAATGATTTTGATGATGTTAACTTGAATTTTTCTTCAATAACGTTATTTGTTTTGTAGGTATGGTCAAATAAAGTTTCATCATTTACCTTTACAATAAATTTAACCTTTTCATCGGTTGAATGGTTCTCATAATCTAGTATCCATGAATCTTCTAATTGAACTGTTGTTTCTAAAAACTCCTTAAAGTCGTGTGTCCATTTTCCAATAGGAAGTTCAGTAATAACGATTTTATCATCTTCAATACGATAAACACCTTTTGTAATGAACTTTGTTTTACCCTTATCATCAATTTTCTGAATCTTACCTTTAAACCCACGATAATATGGATACATAGATAAATAAGGAAGACCATCCAACTTCCGTTTAATATTTTGAGAACATTCTAAAGGATTAAACTGAGGGATTTTTGTACTAAATCCTGTACCAATACCAACCATTCCATTAACTAATACCATCGGAATAATAGGGCAATACCATTTTGGTTCAACAATTAAACCATCATCATTAATATAATCTAGAAGTGGAAAATCCGCCGATGGATATATTAGATCCACAATTGGATTCAATTGTGTATGAATATACCTAGCACTCGCGGAGTCATTGCCACCCATAATCCTTGTTCCAAATTGACCATTCGGTTGTAAGAGATTAATATTATTTGATCCAACAAAATCTTGTGCCATTCCCACAATTGCACCCTGAAGTGATACTTCTCCATGATGATATGCGGCTTGTTCGCTTACATAACCTGAAAGTTGAGCTACACGGATTTCATTATAGAGTTTACGTTTAAAACTTGAAAATAGGATCTTTCTTTGAGAAACCTTCAGTCCATCAATACATGAACCAATCGATCTCATATTGTCGGAATTAGAGAAATGTTTAAATTCACGATTAATAAAATCATTAATTTTTGTTTCTTCGTGGTTATAATCAAGGATTTCATCTTCATTATATGTCTTTAACCAATCTTTCCGTTGATCAGCTTCTGTTTTCTTAAAAGCAAGTATCATTGATGGATCAGTATCATTATCAGAAATATACTGATTTATTTTTAGTTCTTTAAAATATTGTTTTGCCTCATTTGATGTGGAAGTACCCAAACCCTTATAATATTTAATTCCCCATTTATTATGATCCTTTTTAACCTTCCATTTATTATAATCTGTTAATGTATAAAATTGCTTTGTTTTCTTACCCTTATTGGCTTTAATAATAGGTGTAACCATACAATTAATATAATTTAATTCAAGTAACTCAGGCCACATACTGTGAAATAGGTTTAATATCAACCCTTTAATATGGGAACCATCGTGATCCTGGTCAGTCATTATCATAACCTTTCCATATCGTAAAGCTTTAGTATTCTTATATTTCTTATTACTTTCTAACCCTAAGATCTTCTTGATATTTGTAATCTCAGAATTATTAATAATCTGTTTTATATTAGCATCACGAACATTTAATATCTTACCCTTCAAAGGGAAAACACCATATTTATCCCTCCCTACAATAGATAATCCCGCGATTGCCATAGACTTTGCTGAATCCCCTTCTGTAAGGATTAATGTACATTGATCGGATCTCCTTGTACCAGCCCAATTCGCATCATCTAACTTTGGAATATCTCTTAACTTATTCTTTTTCACACCATTTGTCTTCTTAGCTAATGTAGTTTCTTTAAAATCTGAAAACTGCATTACCTTCTCAGATAAACCAGATTCACAAAGATTCTTTATGAATTTATCATCTATCTCAGGCTTTGAACCAAACTTTGATTTGGGTGTAATTAATCGTTCTTTCGCTTGAGAATCAAACGATGGATTCTCAATAATACAATTCAGGTAAATTGAAAGATAATTTTTTACATATCTCTCCTGAATATCCTTCTTATTCTTTTTCTTAATATATTTTACTACACCAGTTGTCAATAATTTAGTAATTGTATCAATATGAGTACCACCATTAGGGGTAGAGATACCATTTACAAATGATACCTGTTCAAACTTATCATTCAATGAAGTACATACACCGATCTCCCACCTTTCAGATAAGTTTTCATATATCTTTGGTAGACCACTTGGGAACAACTCAATATAATCTTGAAAGGATTTGATATTTACTTTTTTATCATTATAATATACATTCACTTTTTTATCAGTAACACCCGCTATATCATGTACACGTCTCTTCATTAATGCTATCATATCCTTAGAGAAATTAGTAATTCCGAACCTATTAAAATCTGTTTTCCATGTAATCTTTGTATAAGGTTTACCCTTATACTTTTCAATTTTCGGTTCATCCACCTTTGTCATATTTTTAGAAAAATGTTGAAAATATTTCTTTTTTGTATGTCTATCCGCTGTTTCAACATCAAATGTATCTGAAAAGATATTTACAATTTTTGCTCCATAACCATTCTTACCACCAACTGTCCTTTTTTGATTCTTTTTATAATTCCCAGAAGTTAATAACCGTCCAAAAATTAATTGAGGATTATATAAACCACTACTATGTTTTTCTATTTTAATACCGTCGCCATTATTATATACACTAATTTCCCCATTTTCAGGATTAATATTGACTCGTATTTCCGTTAATTGAGTTGCATCCTTAAAATCCTTTAAACGTTCACGTTGATCTCTTGAATTTACAATAATTTCATCAAACATCTTGTAAAGTACAGGTATATAGTCCACATCTTTCAAATAAATTTTAGTTTCTTCATCGGGCATAATAGCCATAGTTGTTTTAATTAATTGATCAGATCCCGCATAAGTATCTGTTGTATCATAAATATGGGTACGGAGATCCTTTTCTTCATATTCTTCTTCGTTATTTACCATTATATATAGCTTTCTTGTTATTTTTTTAAATACAAAATCAAATTTTAATTTTATTTTTATTTTTTATAAAAACAACTAGTACATAAACGGTAATTCTTTGGTAATGAAGATATATCTATATTACATTTTAAACATTCACGAGTATTAGTAATTGATTCAAAATTAAGTTCTCCACCGAATTGTTTAACCCAATCTTCAAGAGTTGTCCTTTTACAATTGGTTATAAAATGTCCTTTACCCCCACATTTTCTACATAAACCATAAAGATCACAATATAATTGTGCAGCCATTACTTTTTCATATTTTGATAATGGAAATGGGCTTGAGAATAATGAACCACGTACATTATTAATACCATATTTGTTCATCATTTCTAATGTATGGATTAGTTCTGAAAAATCATGTTCTTTTTTATACTCTGGTTGAATACTACGTTGTACTTCATACTTTTTTGTCCAACTTGACCCCCTACCATTCTCATGTAACCATATTCTCCGTTTAATATCCTCTGATTCCCCAACATAATATTTATTATCAGATAACTCCAAAATATAAGTACCACTATTTTTCTCCTTGGAACGACAACAAAAAAAAGTTTTAAACCAAGAAAACATTTAACTATCTATTTCATTCATTCTCTTAAGTAAATATTGATTCATTGTATTCCGTCCAAACTCTATTGTGGAATACATAATGTACTTTTTTGTTTGTCATCATAGAGCTATATCCAGTTACTTGAATGAGAAGTGGTTTAACATTGTAAAGTATATGAATTGGTTCTTTTCTATATACTGTCTTATCTTTTGGAAATAATATATCTCCATATTCAAAAGTATATATACTATCACTCTTCTCTTTTAGAAAATCTATATAATGTTTACTTATCTTATTTGATATAATTATGATCTCAAACTTATTATCTTTATCTAGTTCATCTATCTCAGAAATGAAATTCAAAATTGAATTGGAGCCTTGTAGGACAAAGTCCTCTTCTGGAAATGATTTATGACTTGTTTTTAATATATGCACACTTGGCCCCTTCATACCTGAAAATATAATTAATACTTCATTATGAAAATCGTTTTCCACTTGTACGGTTTTATTCTCTCCTACTAAATGAAAACTATTTATCATTATTTAATTTCTAGTAATTTATAATAGTTTACTTAAAAATTTTTCAAATTTATATTCTACTTTAACTCTTACATAGTAAATATATATCTTTTAAATGATCCATTAATTCTAAATAAGTACCATTACTTATCTTGGATTTCACTGATTCATCAATTAATGATTCAATATCCTTAAGCTTATCAATATGTTTTGACCAATCCAATTCACTTTCTTGTTCTATTTCTTGTTCTATTTCAGGAATATTATCAGGAATAGTGTCAATAATATACGATTGTACTCCATTTGTATATTCAAAACGAAAATCCATTTCTTGTACAAATTCAGACTCTTGATTTTCATTAAGACCTATCCAGTGATAAGTATCCTCAATACTAAGAATTCTATATACATCGTAGAATAATGGATTAAGGTCACAAGTTAAAGTATTCCAAAGTTCTTGTTGCCAACCAGTAAAATCTGTAGTAATCCCATAAATTGAACTCTGAGAAGCTTGGCCGGTGTTTGACTGTTCAGTTAAGCTGTCACCATTTCTTATTAATGGACGACGATAAACATTTTCAGGATAATTAATTACATCATATAGATCACTTCCAAATACATCTCTATCCATAATACGAAGGATAATTTTTGATGAACCACTTCTTTCAAATATTTCTCCTTCACCCGAAATAATGAAGTGCTTACTTTCTTCTCCAGTAAAAACTGAATATTGACATCTTTCCAACCAAAGGATATCTTGTTCAGGAATTTCACGTGATTCTTCTGGAATGGAAGTTGTTGTTGAATAATTCTGTATAGAAAAAGAGTCAAGGCGTGCGGAAAGAAATCCATTGATTCCTAATACTTCAGAATATGGGATAATAGTATGAAGTATACTTTCAAGGGTTTCTTTAAAAAGGTGGACAACATGTCCTGGCTCAACGTATGTATCCCAAAATGTTTCCCATATATCATCAGAAATCTCTCGGTCTCCTTTTAATTGATGGGTCTTAGGGATGAATAACTCGGGATTAATTCTTTCCAATTCATATTCTACAAGTTGTCTCTGAAGAACAATCATAAGTCGTTTAGGGAGTACAACACCATCTGGAATAATTTTCCACCAATACCAATTTTTATCATACTTATCTTCGCTATCATAAGAACCATTTAGATATTCCCTGGGAGGGACACCAGTCCTTAGCTTACTCTTTCCAGGAAGGAGGTCAAGGATATCCTTCCATTTATAGTGATTATAAAGCGCAAATTGAGCAAATCCAAGTACAACTTCTTCATCCGTCAAGCTCCATTCGGTCAAGTCATGCTCATCATTATGATTATTAAGACAATCAGTAATTCCATCATTACCTGGTGGAATTCCATTAGATCTACGGGAATATCTTGGATCACCATAATGTCCGTGTTCCCAACCCCAACAACCGCCATTAGCCATCACACAAATAGTACAAGGATTTATCCTTTGTTGACTATCACCCCCTGAAATAGTACCGTAACGGATACATTTATCACACCTGTAATTTGTATCTATTACTTGTACTCCTTCACCCGGATTTTCATCTATTCCAGGAAAGATATAATCGGTCATCCTTTTATTAAAAAGTTTATTTTATTGATAATAAGAAGGGTTTTTCAAATTTGAATCAAACAAGTATTCGTAAAGTAATTAAGTAGATATGTCTGAAAATGGAGAATTTTATGATGTACTTATCTGTTGTATTCTTATAGGAAATGGATTATTATTCTTTTCCTGGATTAAAAATTATATCCACGTTACAAATCTATCGTTTCAAGATTATATTATTACTATCATTCTTTCTATCTCTTATTACTTTTATATGAGTTATTGGTTTCTTAAAATATTCTCAAATATTGGGATAGAGTTTTAGAGGTCCTGAATTAATAATCATACCATCTTAAATATAAACAGGGTTGTAAATTATTTATTAAATCAATGTATTTATCGATTCCGGCTTTATTATAAACTCGTCCATTTCCACTAGAAAAATAAAATTCATTGTTTATTTCTTCTATTAATTCTTCACATATTCCTAATTCTACACATGATTTTTTTCCTAATAATGGATTGTATTCACACTTATCATCGTAGTATAATATCCAATAACCATATATAGTAAATACATAACTATAAATCCAGTTTTCATGATTAAGTACATTGATGATATCTTTAGTACTTAGATAATATTTTGATCCTTTTGGATGTATATGCCACATATATTTTTGGTAACCACGATAATGTCTACAATTATCATTTTCACCTTCATATGTTAATCCATCTATTTGTAATTTACCATCGATATCTTTAAAATATCCACAAACTTCTTTAGAATTATCTAATAATCTTTTAATATAAGATAATGAATTATCATCTATCAACAGTATAGGGTCACCTGGAAATCCGCCCAACATATTTTGAAGTCTTGATTTACGTTTTGATTTAGATTTACGTCTTTTAGATTTACGTCTTTTAGATTTTATTTTACGTCGTTCAGTTTTATATTTTCGTTTTGACTTAATTTTTTGTTTTTTCCTCATATAATTATATTTTATTTTTTATATGGATCATCTAAAATATTCTCAAATATTGGGATAGAGTTTCAATCAAAATTTGAAACTATGATTCGATGATTACTATACAATTAAAAAGAATAGAATTCAATAATGAAAATGAATGCTACTCAGATCTCAAACCTCGATAGTTTTACAATCCCAAGAGATTCAGGAGGGGTGATTGGTGGAGGAACTCTATCTTACCTCTTTAGTAAAAAATATCGTAGTTCAGGGAAGTTTACTATCAAAGAAGAAGAAGGTAAGGGTTCGGCCTTCTGTATCTGGTTGACACCCGGGGGTGATATTCATTATCTTGGTGGTAACAAAGAAGACCCGTGCATCTGGCAACTTATTATAGGAAAGCACCAGAGGAAAAATAATCAATACTATGGAGGGAAAAAGGTAGCACAAGAACTCTTAAAGATTTTTGATGAAAGGACGAGTACAGTGCCATCTGCCATTGTTCAAGATGTGGAAAATCGGAAGCAGGATAATGAAGAGCTCTTTAAGAATAATCGTGAGCTCTTTGAACGATTCTGAATTAATCTAATAAATGATAGTAATAAATTGTCTTTTTTTTCAAAATTTGAAAACATATACACAGGATAAGTAAAAAACCATTCAAACATAAACGATGTCTGAAACTTTCGATTTTCCAGACCCAAGCTGTCTCACAGAAGGAGTTCGTAGTGAACAAGAAATGGAAGATGTCTTTGATTCTATAGAGGTAGAGAAATCACTTGAAGATGTCATTCAAAGCGTGGTATACCTAGGGAAATGGGGTAATCATTTCGGTTCAACGAGAAGAGTATATGAATATCAGGAAGATAGTGGTACCTCGGGATATTTTGATAGGCAAGGTGAAGAATATCATAGTATCTGCGACGAGGGGGTGAGTTACGTGGGGAGTTCTTCTAGAAGACAAATGTTTTCTAAGGAACCGACTCTACAATGCTGTTCCCGTTGTGGTGCTGATGAAGAAAAGGTCAATAAACGTGGTACGTTGGTTGAAAAAAGATATAATGTACCGGGCCATTTACTACCTCCTTTTACGAATACAGAATATGTTCGTAGTGTAGATAACCTTAGTTTTAGAGACATGGGTGATCCAAATGGTATTGAACTTATCTGTAGGTCGTGTTGTTTGACAAATACTAACCGACCTTTCTGTATGGATTGCGGATACTCTGAAATACTCTGTGTTCAGAATGGTGGAGAATTCTTTGAGAAGGATGACCGTCCGGGGTCTCAAGGCTGGAGATGTACTGGTTGTCTTCATATTCACATATTTGGACATGAATATGTTATGCCAGGGTTTGAAGACGTTGAATATCTCCCCCCCCTGGGTAATGTATACTATGGTGAATATACCAGCGAAGAAGAAGAAGATGTCGAAGCAGATGTTTATCAAGGGGAATATGAACTGGATGATGAAGAAGAAGAAAAGACATCTTCAGAGAAGGTTAATATAATTAAAGATATTGTTCGAGGGATTGGCGAAGTTTCCTTTGAGATTAAAGATGATATTAAAGAAGAAAATAATTATCTGAAACTAATGGATTACCTAAAAAAACTAAATGATAATGTCAAACTCTTAGATTGAGTAATTAAATAAATAATAAAATGATATCTTTTTTTATGGGAATCACAAAATTTGAAAAGGATAGTAATGATATGATACTAAACAATTATCCGTCTATAAGACATCTTTATGGCATCCAATTCTCAACGTGACAGGGCGACTAGGAGTAGATGTCTTGTTACTATTACCAGGTTGGAAGAAGAGCTAAAACAGGCAAATTCCCTTATTGAAGAAATGAGGGAAGAGCTCTTCTCCAAGGATAGAAAAATAGAAGTACTTGAACGGAGGTGTGGTATTACCCAAAGAAGAGAATGGGATGTCCGAAGTAGGAGGTGGTGGTTGATCTGGTTGAGAGATCATGATACGGATGCATATGAAATCCTTATGAGGACGATACATCAAACACTCGTGTTTGGAGTCGGAATAAAAGAACTGTTTCAGTCGAAGAGTAATTTTATTCTCAAGGAAAGAAAGAAGTCCTTGATTAGACTCCCCTTCTCCCAGACACCTTTCACCGTCCCGGACGGAGCAGCTCGCTGGCAGGAGGGAAAAGTAAGCCGAGTCAATGATTATCCTATAAATATCTATGGTATTAAATTTGTTTCAAGTCCCTCTGTGACTTGGGATGAAGATCAGGGGGAGGTCATAAAAAACGGAAACATAAGATGTTCATCAATTGATTGGCTTTCTGGATCAATTCCAAAGAAAGAACTTCTTGAAAGTTGTAAGACAAACAATATTAATATTAAAGCATCTTGGAATAAGTACAAGATAATCGAGGTAATGCTGAATCATGATAAAAAGATTGAAAATGAAAAAAAAACAATTAACGAACTCACATTGGAAGAACTAAAAGAAATAATCCGTAAGAAAGAAATAGAAACAAAACAAGAATAAAAAACAAGAATAAAAAACAAGAATAAAAAACAAGAAAAAAATATTTTTTTATGAAGTCATATCCCTTTCATTATCCTAAAATTTGAAACGTAATTAAAGAAGGGATGGTAAACAACTAATACGATTGAATTACTTAGTCATTCAACATGTCCGCAATTCATATCGCAGAAAAGGCATTCACGAACATTCCAATCCCTAAGGAATTCCTTGAACTGATGGTGCGAAAGTTTCCAGATCTTCCACCAGTTAAAGAATTGATGGAAGACTCTGAGATCCAAGGATTTGTATCATCTTCAATAAAGAAAAAGAGGAAGAGTCCAACAATTGAAGAAAGGCGGGGGAAGTATGATGAAGTGAAATGCGACGCAAGGATTTGGAAGACAATGAAGGGTACAAAGCGTGGTTATGATGATATCCAATGTTCATCAAAGAAGATTAAAGGTCAATGTATGTGTAAGAAACATCTTGCGTTGCAGAAGGAAGGAAAACTATGGCTTGGACTTATTACTGAGAAGCGCCCTGAAAATCCAGTTGGACCTCCTGGTTCAACCGAACCAAGGGAACATCAGTGGGCGACAGATGAAAAAGGAAACCTTATCGTTGAGGAAGAGGAAGAAGAAGAAGAAGTTGTTTCTTATGGGAATTATTCAACTGAATATCTTATGAAGCTTATCGCTGAAAAAGAAAAAGAAAGGAAGGATGATGTAAGTGATAGTGAAAATGGAGATGATTATGAGGTAATTACATTTGAAGGTACTGAATACAAAATGGTAAAGGAGGATAAGGTAGTCCTTTCGCTTGATAATTCAAAGATCGTAGGTAAGTGGGATACTAATAAGTCAATCATTGTATTTGATGAATGAATGAATAAATAATGGATAGTTAATTTAATAGTTAGGAATTTTTTTTACTTCGTTAGCTCACTTTCTTCAAAATTTGAAAATCAAAATATGATAACCTATAACTATTAAAAAATAATCATAACAGATCAAATCATGTCTGCTATTCAACTTGCAAAGAATACTCTTTCAAAGAATGTACCTATCGGGCGGGAGTTCTTTGAAAAACTGGTTGATCGTTTTCCGGATCTTCCAAGTGTTGATGAACTTATGTCTGATGAAACTCTTATGGTACCAGTAAAGAAGTCACAAAAGAAGAGAAGTCCACCCCTTGAAGAGCGTATGGGGCGGATTGATCCTATTAAATGTAATGCTCGTGTCTGGATGTCAAAGAAGGGTGCTGGTAGCCATGTTGGATATGATAATATCCAATGTACTGCAAAGAAAATTGATGGTGAATGTCTCTGTAAGAAACATCTTCAAGCACAAAAAGAGGGGACACTTTGGCTTGGACTTATTACAGAGAAACGACCAGAAAATCCAATTCATCCCAAGAATGGACACGAACATCGTTGGAGTACGGATGAAGAAGGAAATGAAATGGAATGGAAAAAGGAAAAGAAACCAAGGAAGCCTCGTCGTAAATCTCCTAAGAATAAGAAGGTTAGTTTGGAAGACCTTGACCTTGATCAACTAAAGGAACTGTTGAAGGAAAAGGAGAATAACGAAAATGGTGAAACAACTGAAGATATTACTGATGAAGAAGAAGAAGTAGAAAAGCAGAAGAAGGAGGTTGTGGAGAAGAAGGAGGAGAAGGTTGTGGAGAAGGAGGAGAAGGTTGTGGAGAAGGAGGAGGAGAAGGTTGTGGAGGAGAAGGTTGTGGAGAAGAAGGAGGAGAAGGTTGTGGAGAAGGAGGAGAAGGTTGTGGAGAAGAAGAAGGAGAAGGTTGTGGAGAAGGAGGAGAAGGTTGTGGAGAAGGAGGAGAAGGTTGTGGAGAAGAAGAAGGAGAAGGTTGTGGAGGAGAAGGTGGAGAAGAAGGAGGAAGTAGTGGAAGAAGATAGAGAATTGAATGAAGATGATGACACTTCATCCGATGAAGAAGAAGAAAGTAAGATGATTGTGTATCAGGGGATTGAATATCAAATTAATCTTGAAGATAATTCTGTTATTGATCCTGAAGATTATGACCTTATTGGAACTTGGAATGAAGAAAAATACGAAATTGATTTTGAAACTGAAGATATCCGTATGAATCACGAAAGGAGGGTCAGGGGTTAGAAAATGTACTCATATGGAAAACAATGTAATAATTCGCTATCACCTGTCTCTATTAATGATATTTTTTTATCCTTATATTGTCCAATAAAAGAATTATGACTTATTATTGCTATATTTTTTTCTTTTCTATTTTGAATAAAATTATTGAATTCACTAATACGTGAATTAAGTTCATCAATTGATTCTTCTCGTTTATCGTTCCATAATGTATCTTCCTCAGTTAAAATTTCTGAAAAATTTACTTCAGGGAATTTTTCAATTAATTCCGTTTTTGTAGTTCTTTTATTACATGTTTGAAGTCCTTGAGGGAATTCTTTAATCATATCAAGTGCTATGATTGGGACATTAATATTTGTAAATATATTTCTAGCTGTTTCTAATGTACGGGATAATGAGGAACATAGGACTAAATCTATTTCATGTATTTTATTCCAATTTTCTCCTAATAATATAGATTGTTCGTGTCCTTCGGTTGTTAACTTTGTATCATAATATCTTTTATCATAAAAGACTTTTTTACCCAAATTATTAAATAATACGTTATGTTCAGATATTCCGTGCCGAATAAAGTAAAGGGATTTCATATCATCATCATTATTCTTATTTCCTTAAGTATAATTTAATAGAAAATTATCTATTATCTATAATAATGAAAAATATGAAGGTTCACGAAAATACAATTCATAATGATCTAATAGATCCTTTAATTAAAGAATGCAATAGTATTCATAATATTACAAAGTCTTTGCCTATATTAGATGAAGGTAAGTACTCTACATTTTGGTTAGATAAAGATAGTAATCCTAAAACCTTAATTGAATATATTGTTCAACAGATTTCTATACAAGATTATCCCAATGGTTTTCCAAGTGATTATATGGGTATGGAATGGTGGATTCAAATAAAGAAAAATAAAGAAGATATTGTATTTCATTATGATAAAGATGAAGCTCTATGTACAAGTAAGAAAATATATCATTATCCATTAAAATCAACAATTACTTATTTAACTGATAATGGTGGTCCAACCGCAATTTTTAATAATAATGAATACAATGATGGATATTTATCTTTTCCAAAAACTAATAAACATGTTGTTTTTAAAGGGGATTTATTTCACGGAGTAATAGGTCCATTGAGTAAAAAAATCCCCAATAATGGTACTCAACGAGTTACATTATTAATTAATTATTGGAATAAGAGACCAATGGAACCAAATTGTACTCTTGTTAAATACGATAAATATAATTTATTACCTCTATCAGAAGAACATATTAAACTTCAATCAACGGTACAAAAAGAAAAATCAAAAATAATTAAAATGAACTATAAAAATGGATCAAATAATGTAACGATTTATCGTACAAATACACCCATTTTAATAAAGTTTTCAAAAGATTTAAGGGAACACAGGACATATTCATTTAAATATAAAAAAGATATAGTACATATTACACTATAATTTATTCCCTCTTTTACATTTAACAATATGTTTATTATATTCATTTTGTGAGTATACTTTATTACATATCATACAATGTTTATTTGTTAATAAGAATGATTCATTAATATCATCTTTTTTACATGATGAAAAAATACAGCCCATTTATTATATCTTATAATTAATTTCTTCAATTAGTTTAGGTAATTCATTTAATGAATCTATTACAAAATTTGCGCCAGCTTCTTTTAATATTTTACGAGTATGTTTTAATCTTTCATTAATTTCAAGTTGATGAATACTATCATGTAAATAATAAGCTTCTTCAATTGTATTAATTCCCATATTGGATGACCATCGAGCAACCCCGACTGTTAAACATTTTGCGCTAATACCTTCTTGGATTCCAACAACCGTATCATCTATTTTTAATATACTTCTTGGATTGTCTAACTGTAAGTTTTCCATATTTTTATTTATCATATGTGGATATGGCCTTGATGGTTTACCAAGGCAAGAAGATGATACATAACTATCTAATTTAATTTTATTTTTCTCTAATCTATTTTTAATAATATCCATATTTTCCCTATTAAAACCAGTAGTAGAACCGGTTTTAATATAATTGAATTGTAAATAATCAATACAACTCTTTGTCTCAGGAAGTATATCCATTACTTGATCAGAATATTTTGTCTGTATTTTATTAAAATCCTTAAATAGACTTTCTATATCAGTATCATCAGGATAATCATTATACTTATTATACCATTGATTAGTTACTTTGAAATTAATTAAGATATCAGATATATGTTCTTTTTTATTTTTCCCCATATCTTTAGAAATTAAGTCATTAGTTATATAAATACCTTTTCTTTCAAATGCTTTTTTGAGTGATAAGAAAGGAGTTAGAGAATATCTATCTACAATTGTCCCACCTAAATCAAAAATACAAGCACTTATTCTCATCTTTAATAAGTATTATTATATAACCATTTGATTTTAAATATTAAAATTAATATATTATATAAATATAAATATAATGGATTGTTCTGAAATTGTTTGTGATTTAGCTACTGGAGAAGAACCTGAATTTGTAGAATGTTGTTCTGATGAATTACCACCCGAAGATGAATTACCACCCGAAGATGAATTCCCCGAAGATGAATTCCCCGAAGATGAATTCCCCGAAGATGAATTACCCGAAGATGAATTACCACCAGAAGATGAATTACCACCAGAAGATGAATTCCCCGAAGAGGAATTACCAGAAGATGAATTAGAAGGTGATGAATTAGAAGGTGATGAATTACTCGAAGATGATGAATTAGAAGGTGATGAATTACTCGAAGATGATGAATTAGAAGAAAAGAACGGGATATTCGCTTGGTTTTCTTCATTATTTAAGAGAAAAGAAGAAGAAGAATTAGAAGAAGAAGAAGAAGAAGAAGAAGAAGAAGAAGAAGAAGAAGAAGAAGAAGAAGAAGAAGAAGAATTAGAAGAAGAAGGAGAAAAAAAAGGGATATTCGCTTGGTTTTCTTCATTGTTCAAAAAGGATGAAGGTTTTAAGAATGGAGGTGACCTTACGGATTTTATTAAAGAACATTTAATAATTATAATAATTGTGATAATTGTTATTATTATTTCAAATAGAAAATAATAATTTTTCTACTTATCCTCGGTTGGGAGAGGATTCCATGTATCTAGATTGACAATTACGATGAATAAAATAATCATAATCATAATAAACCATATTAGAATTATAGTTATGAGAATGAATAGAAATTCTTGATGATCATTGTATAGATAACTACTAATAAGAGTTAGAATATTAAAACCTCCACACCCTCCTCTGCTTGTAATATGAATCGGTATATATCCTCTCCCAGGATGAATTAATCGATCATTTATTGTATTATTAAAACTTTCGTATGGCCTATTTTCTTTAAGATATTCTTCGCATACTATATCAATTTTACAACATTCATTATTATTTTGTCCGCAACTATCTACTCGATGATGCCGACCTGGTAGTTGATCTAAATAATTTTCTTCTAATTTATCAAGATCGGGACATTCGCTATTATACACACTATAATAGTAAGCTGAAGCAGTTAGATCCCCACTTTCAGTTGATTCACAACCATAATGCCATTGACAGATATGTTTTTCAAATGTGCAGTAAACATACATTGCATAGAGTACCAGACCGAGGGAATAGACTCTATTGAATAAATAAGTATAATACATCGTATTTATTATTTTGGATTCATATCGATTGGTAATCTTTTTTGATCCATGTTTAAACATATAATTATATTGACATAGACAGAGCATGAGTAATGAAACATTTAGAGAATTAATAACCCACAATGTTGTTTCTAATCTTTCATCATTAAAATAATTCTTAATATCATAATCTTCATAAAATCCCCTTTCTGGATCCCAATCATTTAACTGATTTTCAACAGGTTCAACATTATAAACCATACTCTTATCAATCCCTCCTTGAACAATTGTCTTCATCATTTTTATTTCTATTTCTTTTTATAGTTTAAAAGTATTAAATTCAAAATCAAATTTTGACCCTTTTAACCTCTTAATGTAATGTAATATTTTAAGGAAAACCTTCATTTCTTAAGATAAAAAAATATTATTTCAAATAGAAAATAATAAATTTGATTAATATATTTTTTACTTATTAAATAAAATGGTATTTTTGGTAATTGATAAAAAATGTGTCAATACAATTTTTATTGAAGAAGAACCTGAAATTGAATTAATATCTTTTGATACAAAAGAAGAGGCTGAATATTATTTAAAACATGGTAAGTTCCGCCATAAACAAAGACAATATTTATATAATCCTGATGGAAATAATGATATCATAAGAGTATTTACAGATGGTGCGTGTAGTAAGAATGGTTCTATTGATGCAAAAGCTGGTATAGGTATTTATTTTGCAAAGGATGATAAAAGGAATGTTTCAAGGAGAATTCAAGGGAAACAAACAAGCAATACTGCTGAATTATCTGCTGTAATTGAAGTCTTTACTGTTTTAAAAGATGAAATAAAACAAGGGGATAATATTATTATTTATACCGATTCAGAATATGTAGTTAAATGTTGTACTGGTTATGGTGAAAAATGTGAAAAAAATGATTGGAAGAAAAAGGGTGGTGGTATGATACCAAATGTTGAATTAGTAAAAGAAGCATATTCTCTTTACAAACAATACGAGAATGTAAACCTAGAATGGATAAAGGCGCATACAAATCAAACCGATGAATTATCCATCGGAAATGATGGTGCTGATAGACTAGCAAATATGTCTATTGGAGAAGAAGATTGTCCTTATAATACCCCAATTAATAATATTTTAAGGGATAAAAAAGTATATTTAAATGTTCCATTTGCAAATAAAGAATTTGCTAAGAAACATGGTTCAAAATGGGATAAAGATGTAAAAAAATGGTATTATACAGAAAATCTAAATAACGAGGATCAAGATATATTAAATACAACATTTCATTAGGAAGTAGATTACGAAGTAGTCTCTTTACTTCCACCAAAAACACATTGACAGCAGAAACATATAGAAATTCCAATTGTAAAACCAATAAATATATTTAAGTTATCATGATATGTACATTCATCGGGGGTTTTATGAAAATGTTTATCAATATATGTACAATTCCATCGACACGGATAATCGTTTGTACAATTTACTTGTACTTTTCCAGGTGTTTCATGATCAATCAATTTTTCTGATATAACTGTTGTTGTATTATCAATAATGTATCTGTCATCAAGACATTCTGTTACATAATTATAAGAAACATAACCTATGATACTAATGGTCGTCCAGAAGCAACAAATAAACGTATAATATGCTTTTTCGAATCTATCATCAGTCTTATTAATTGTTTCTTTCATTTTTGATGCTGCTCTATTTCTTACTTGATTACGTTTTGATTTAAGTTCATTCAACGGTGTTCTATCTTTTATTTCATTAAGCATAGGGTCAGTTTCAGTTTCATAAGTCCCCGAAGTTTCCCCTTGCATTTTTAATATTTAATCTTGTTTAAAAAATTCATAACAACGTTTTCAAATTTACAGGTTATTATTCCTTTATTATTTAAAATAAATAATGATAACTATTAATATATGGATATTGAACCACTCAAAAGTATACTTCAAGATTCCAAAGATAAAAAAGATACATTATTATATTTTTTACCATTGGAAGTAACAAAACAGGTTATTCACCATGATTATGAAGGAAAAGATTTTTATATTCAAGAAAGGATTTTCTGTATTAAGAGGAATACTCTTGAATTAGAATTTATAGGTAGAATATTATTTATTAATGATAATAAAATAACTATAAAGATAAATTCTATAAAGACTGTTACTATTAATTCAAATGAATATTATATCTTTATTCAAGATAAAAAAACGGTTAGTAAACAACGGGATTTTTTAAAACAATTATTAGAACAATTATAAAAAATATAGTTGACGAATAGTTTTTACTCCTTCTCGACAAAAAGAACAATTTATATTTTCATCACGTCCAATCGTATAAAGGTCTTTATCTTCTTTTTTCCCGATTGTTTTTAGAATACATTCTTTACAGAAGCTATGTCCACATGGGTCTAAGAAATGATCAACTGTATTTGTAAAACATAATGGACAAATATTACAAACATTAAAATTATTAATTTGTTTAATAAGCTGAATATATTTTTGTATTTCTTTTCTCGATTTTATATAATCTCCCTTAATTTTTTTTATTTTTTCATTATTCATAATTATTTTACATAGTACCTTCATTTTATCAATAATATCTTTCATTAGTGCTTCATCTTTCTGTTCATTTGGTAAACTTTTAATAAAATCTATCATGGTATCAACAGTATTTGCATTATCTTGTATTATTTTTAACTCTTTTTGAAAACTCTCATTTATTTTTTTTAATTCAATCTGTTTTTGATTGAAATTATCAACATTTTCTTGAATGATTGACATAATTTTATTGATTTCATTATCTTCCTTTGCCTTTCCCCCTTCTTCACCTTCTTCACCTTCTTCATCTTCTTCATCTTCTTCCCAATCGATTACTTCTTTTCCTTGAAGAATATTGATAACTTCTTCTTTTAATTCAATCATTTGAAGTACATCTATATTATCGGTGGATTTATCTTGAAAAAAGGAATCAATTGATGTAAGATTTTCTAAAGGCGAGTAATTATATGGAACATTTGAAAAACCTGAAATCCAATTAGACATTATCTTAATATCATTCATTAAAAAAAAAGGTATTTTAAACTTAGTTTATTCCCCCAAGATGTCCATAATTTTAAATTTAATTTTAGAAGATGTTGTATCACTTTTTAATTTATTTAAAATAGATTGATACTTATCGGGAATAGTTTTAAAATGAATTATTGATATATTAGAAAATGATACTAACATCTTAAAAACTTCATTATCATCCTTAGAATTAGATGATAAATAATCCATAAATGGATCCAATACTTTTTCAATATAATTATTAATAATTCCTTCTTTTTCTAAATAACTAATTAGTAAAGAGAATCCAATGATATTATCTATATTCTTATTTTTAGAACATAATTTTTCATATTGTGAATCATTCGATGAATTTTCTTTTCCATAAAAAAATTCTGTATGATATTTATTACATATTTTTAGAATAATATGATTCTTATTCCTAGAATTTATATCTTTAAGAATACCTACATAAAGAGGTATATAGATATGGTGTGTAATTGAATTTTCTGTTAATTTATTAATGATATAAGGTATAATATGGGGTACCTTAATCTTTTGAATAATATTTACTCTTAACTTTTCATAATTTTTGTTTGTTAATTTATTAATTAAACTATTCACTTCTTTTATAATTGATGTATCTTTTGTTGTTTCTTTTCTATATCTTTGATTTTTATTAATATTCATACGATAATATTTTTTATTTAAATCTATATTATCTAAGAAATTAGATAGATGATTATCTTTCTTTTTTAGGTAATTACTATAGTTATTTTTGAAATCGGATGATTCCAAAATAACTTTGGTTACCTCATATGAAGGCATTATATATATTCTATAATATTATTCTTTATATATTTTATTCCTCTTTTTTACCTTCTCCTCCATCGTCCACTTTATTTTCTTTATTTTCTTTATTTTCTTTATTTTCTTCGGCAACACCTTCTTCAATGACATCCATTTCAATATTTTCTAATGTTTCCCCTTTAAGTTGATCGATTGCTTTATTAACATTTTGTGCTGTATTGGCCACTTTAGCGACTGTTTGGACTGTATCTGTAACGTTTTCAATCGTCCTTTGCTGATCTTGAGAGAATTTTTTCATTTCACCGTGAAAGTCAAATTTTTTCTTTTTATTATCCCCCTTTCCATTTGAGAATTCTTGTTCAACTTGTTTCCTTTTAATGGATTCAATTGATTTAGAGAAAACTTTATATGCTTCTTGATGGGATTCAAAATCTTCATATTTACCAGAAAGACCAAAAAATTGCCACCCTTCTGTTTTTAATTGTTCAACAACCATAGAATAACTAAAATAATTTTTATCAAGTGAGAAGAGTTGTAAAAAACCATTACTTGCGGTAACCATTAATGATATAATCCATGATGTCCAATAACTAACCATATCAAAATTCGCAGGTAATTTAGCAGGATCCATTTGTCCCATAGATAGAATTGCGGGTAAAAGTATACTCCCAGTAGTTACAATGAAACGAAAAGCATTATAATATTTCCTTGTATAGTCTCTTTTTTCTTCATAGAAGGAAATCTCATTGAGAAAGCGGAATTTAATTATAGATTTATCATAAGATTTTTCAAGGTCGAGTTCATCAACAATACCCGAAACATTTCTTGAAAAGTTCATTTTATATACTATTATTTAAAAATTTTAAAAATAATTATTTAATCATCATCAATTAGAGAAAATTCTTGTAATTGGGTTTCTTTTTTCTTTCTTTTTTTTCTTTTTGGAATTTCTTGGTCATTTTTAAAGACTGTAAAGTTTGATTTATGGTAAAAAGTAACTCTTTTTTCACACTGTTTTTTAAACATTGAAAATATATCTTGGATATCAACTATCAATGGATGAAACTTACGATCACAAGCCTTCTGTCTAAAAACCCTTCCCACAGACTGTTCAACATCCGATTTTGGTGATGCAAGGATTACTGTATTTAATTTAGGTACATCCATCCCTTCACTTGCCATAGAAAAAGTTGCTAATAAAATTTCTTTTTCTTGTGATTCGCGTAATTCATCGGGTTTCATTCCTCCTACATAGAAACCCGTTGGACAAAACTTATTAATCATAGTAGCAAGTTGTTCTAAATGCCCCCTTCTATCGCTTAAAATAAGGATACTTCTTTTTTCTTGATAATATTTTTTAGTTAAATTAACAATCATTTCTGTCCTTGGATAGTAATCACAAATATTATTAATCATTTTTGGCATACAAGGTTCTTTTCTAAAATTGACTTCTTCTTTGTTATACTTTTCATTTTTAAAATCACATTCAATAAGTTGAACTTCGGCATAATCTTTATTTTTTTCTTTTTGAAGATAAACAATATCTCCCATGAACCATTCAAACACTTTTGATAAACCATCTTTTCTCTTAGGGGTGGCTGATAGACCAAGCATATATTTGGATGCTACTTTTCTCATTGAACGGGAAAAAACTTCGGCACCTAAATGATGACATTCATCAAAAATAGCCAAACCAAATGAATCAAATGTATCATCATCATATTCTTTCATTGAAATACTTTGTACCATTGCTAAAACAATATCTTTGTCTTCAATATCAATTGTATTTTGTTGAATCTTACCAATCCGTGCTTTAGGTAAAAATTCTAATATTCTATCTCTCCATTGTGTCATTAAAAAATCTTTATGGACAATTACAATTGTTTTCTTTTTTAAGGCACTGATAATATGTAAGGCTAATACAGTTTTACCTCCACCACAACGAATAGAAATAATACCACCACCCCTTTCTCGGGCATTCTTCAAATATATTTCTTCAATTGGTTTTTGTTCTTCTCTAAGGTCTCCATTGAATGGAAGATCAATTGAATCTCCTTCATTTATCTCATTAATAGTGGGTAAACCAAACTTTTGAAGACCATAAAAACGTGGAATATAAAGTTTTTTAGGGCTTTCAAGGTAAACAGCAAATCGATTACTATCGTTCATCATTTGTGATTTATTATATGTAAATGGTTTGACTGTTAATTCATCTTTAATTTCCTTTATTAACTTAGGTTCATAATCTTTTTTAATAATTTTATAGCCATCATTTGATAGTTTAGTAACCATATTATTATTATTACTTTACCATTACTCTTTAATATCTAAATTTGAAAAAATTGTAAGATATAGATACAAACAATAAGTTATTCGAATTAAAAAGTTATTAAAATTAAGAAATCTAAAAAGTCCTCCAAACTAAAGAATAAGATCCTTGAACAGGAAAAACAAGAAAAAATGACTTCTAAAAAAAACTATCATACCGTAAATACAATGGACAAGAGGAATAGTATTCGTATTGGACTTGTTGGTTGTGTGAGTTGTGGTAAATCTACATTATTGAATGCAATTTGTGTTAATCAATATGAAGAAATGAAGAAATGCCGTACGACTATGTTACCATCGATATATAGTGAAACAAATCAATCAACTTATAATAATAAAGAAGAGAGACAAAAAATTTTTGATAAGAATAAAGAAAATAATCATAAAATCTATACTGGCGAAGTTAAATTAACAAATGAGAATTGTAACGTTGTTGAAAACATGATTCCCAAAATTAAAAATTTTACAGAACTTCCACAAAATGTATATCTAGATATCATTGATATTCCGGGTCTAAATGATGCCTGTACAAGGTCAATCTATTATAAATGGATCGAAGATAATTTTTCTGAACTTGATGTTATTATTCATATTATTGATATTAATTCACCATTAAATACATCAGACCAAATTGATATACTTGAAATGCTTATTAAAAATATTAAAAATGAGAAAATAAATAATAATCGTGATGTTTTCCTTCTCACACTTGTGAATAAGTGTGATGATATGGAACAGGATAAAAATGGTGATTTTCAAATGGACGAAGAAGACCAAGAGAACTATGATAATATTGTTAAAAAAACTTATGAAAAAATACAAGAAATATGTTGTAATGATAAGACAATGGCTTCATACCATGGTAATCCTAAAACTCTTATTAATTGTGAATTTTCACCTATTTCTGCCGCGGATACATTCGTTTATCGTATGTTACATAATGATCCAAATGTTGAAATGGATATGAAACTTCTTCAAAAGTTTGGTGTCAATGAAGTAGGGCGCAGAACTTGGAAT